CTGGTGTTAAGGCAACGGCTGAATATGTTGTATTGGGATTAGCAAAATATACCGTAGCACTTCCACTTGATGTAGCATTCTGTGACAGAACAATAGCTGAAGAATTTACTGATGAAACAGTAATATTATTGCCAACGGCAACACCAGTAGTATTTGATTGAGATATATACATTCCAGCAACAATACCAGCAGTTTGGGGGTTTGTTGCACCAACTAAAACGTTATTAGATGATAGTGTAGTAAAGACTAAACTTGGTGTATCTCCAGAAGTATTAGCAGTACGAGCAACAATTAACTGATTTGAATAACCTAAAAAGTTAGATGCCGTAAACCATGTTTCTGCATTTAAATTGGTAGGTTTACCAAATCGATTAATTAAAATTGTTTCACGATCTATAACAACTCTCTGTCCTACTGGTCCCCATCCAAAGACACCCGCGATTGCACCAACAGAGGTCGATACGGCTGGAACTACTGTTGTTAGGTCAATTTCGCTAACGTTAACGCCAGCACTTAACTGGAATGGCATATGTTTATTCTCCTTGATCAGAAATTCTCATCTTAATTCTTTCATTATTTATAGGTTATTATTTTCTACAATGATCCAGCGTTCGCCATCTGATGTAATAATTTCGGAATCTTCGCGACCATTGTTGATAAATCCAAATGGCAGTATGTCATCACTGACTTCATCTTTGGTTTTTTCTCGCATTTCTATAAGAGTATTTATGTTATTTAAATCTTTAAAATATTGCTGGCCAGTCATCCATCCAAATAATACTAGTCCCATGACTAGATCATCATTTGCACCAGATTCAGCTTCATAACTATTATTCTTTTTAGAAAATGTAGTTAATTCTGATATAGTATCAGCATCATTTATTATAAGTTGATTCTGTTCTATTAACATTTTAAGCATTGAACAACCAACCGATTTAACAACTTTAGTAGTTCTAATACCTAAATCTTTACTAGATGTTCCAAATCCAGAAGTCAGCTTTTTACCACGAGGACCTCCGGCTTCTGTGCAGAATAAATTCTCATATTCAAATTCATTTTGAAGTGTCCACGCTGCTTGTTCACCTATATCATTTATTTCTACTAAAATATATGCAGAGTTATATAGTGTAGCTGTTTGTAAAATAACTTCAGCATAATCTGCTACTAATATATTATTACTTTTAAATGTACATACTTGTTCATATGGCATCGAAGTAATATCAATAATAGAAAATGCTGAGTAATCTAAACCTTTACCTCTTGCAACATCAACAATAACAACATATTGTCTATCTTTTATTGGTGTTTTGTATTGCTTAAGACCGTCATCATTTTTCATGATAGGTTTTTGATCAACTAATTCTTGTAGTTTCCAACCAGAAATAAGAGTGCCAGAAGATCCAAGAAATTGAATATTAAATTCTTGATCAAATTTTTCTGTATCACCATTGAGAGCTTCAAGAGTTTTTTGTTTCCAGTTATCATCGCGTCCTGGTACTCTATGCCATGGCACTTCAATAACGTTAAAACCATTTTTACCTTCTTTAGCAAGCTTAACAGTTTTATAAAAATGATTAAGACCTCGGGGTGTAGAAGTCATAATAATTTTCGTTTCAGATCCAGATGAAATAGTCGGAAATACTGATGCAAAGAATTCATCATAATTATCGATGAATGCGCACTCATCGAGATAACATATAGAAATAGAATGTCCACGAACGTTATCTGATGTAGTTGCTGTAGCAATAATCTTTGAACCATTTTCTAATTCAAAAGAACCTTTATTCCAAACAGTAGTTCCTTGCTGCAACCATTTAGGCAGATACTGATATGCTAATTGAATTCTTGATAAAATTTCACGAGCAGTATCGCCTTTATTTGCAAGAATAGCTACTTCTTTAGATTCATTAAATATGATATACCAAAGAAGGAAAGCGCACACAGTAATAGACTTACCACTTTGTCGTGAAAGATTAAATGCACAATAGCGATTATCTTTCATTGATCTAATCATATCTTTTTGATAGTCACGAAGATCAAAATTAATAAGACCTTCATCAAGTGATACTATCTTCATATATGTTTCAGCAAAATAGACAGGATCATTTGAGCATTTTATCAGTTCTTTAACTGTATGCTCATCCCATTCTATTTTTTGATCAGCTCTTTTTAAATTAGGATTGCCTTGGTATGTCTTTAATTCTGTCATTATTACTCAATGTTTTCAACATTCTTTGAAGTTCATGTGTTGAGCCAACAAATAGATTATTATTAATAATCTTATTATCAGTATTATGTGGCGTATCTGAATTATGTATTTCTCTAATTTTACTTTGTATTTCTAAAAGATCTTTATTAGCATCTACAAGAGTCTTAATTAAACCAGCTAATACTTCATACATACGTGGATGCTGTGCTTGAGAAGCTAGATTTACAAGATTATCTAAAGATATTTTTCCAGCATTTATAAGTTCTAAAATATTATTTCTAGCAGTGGTAAAATCTGTTTTAGCAGAATCATCAAAAATATCACCCATCAATTTCATTACTTGATTAGGTTGATCACCAGGAATCATTGGTGTCATATTCATGGCAGCAGATATGGGATCATTATTTGCATTATCAGTCATTATGTAACATCTTCTTCGCTAGTTAAGTTAGTAATTACTTGTACAAATCCATAGTCATCATCGGCTTGAATATCAGCATATGGTACAGTAAGAGAAATAGTTGAAGTTGGTTCTCCATCAACTGTTAACCCAGGTTGAATTGTAAGACGTTCAGCTGGATCAGTTATTCCTACACCCTGTGCAGCAGTATTAGTAGTTGGTATATAGAAATTTGTATTTGCAAATTTAATAACAGCGCTTTTGCGAACTGGACCATAGAAATAGCCTTTTATCGTAAAGTCAAGCGTCCATATAATGGCTCTTCTTTCTTTAAAATCACCATCATATGTATCATCAAAACTTATATTATTTAAGACAATAGGAATATCCGGTTTAATATTTAATTCTGGTACTAGGTTTGCAGTAACTGTCCAATCTGGAGTAAAGAATGGTAGAATTTGCTCAATGATTTTTGTACCATCTTCATTATTCTTTACATATACATATAATTTCATATCTAGATTATATGGAACTGGATTATATTGATATTGTAATTTATTTTTATCAGTTGTATCTATAACAGCATATCTATTGACGGTTGGAAGTTTTCTATTTCCATCATACTTTAATCCAGTCATTTCAAAAGACATTACTGGAAGTACTATAGCTGCTTGGCGATCGATATTTGGATCAGAGATTACTCGAGTAAGCATTTTTTCTTTGGCAGCATATGTCAATGGTACTGTAATAAGCTGAGTTCTATTATTAGATAATGTTCTAGTAATTTGTATATGCGAAAATATACGACCAAACATAGTAATGTATTTTCTAGTAGTAGAAAAATACCATGGAGGATTACCTAATATACTCATTGATTATTGCCTATTAGAAAAGTGTATTTTTCAGAGTCCATCGCCTTCTGAGAATGGATCACTCTCAGAAAAGTCAATGAATTCATCTGATTCATCTTGTATAGTCTTATTCTCTGTGGTAGGATCTATTACTTCAAGATCATATTTTTCAGACACAATATAGTCGCTATCTTCAGTAAGAAGCGCTTCGTCAGTTTCTGTAAGAACTGACCAACTAATAATATTAGTATCAAAATTAACTTGTATAGCATCAATTTCTGCTATACCAGTATTAAAGATTTCATTTGAATATTCAAATAATTCGCATGTCATTTCCCATGTTTGCAGTGCGCCAAGTTGATAAAACATTTCATGTTTATTAACATACTTAATCTGAAAACACTTTTTATTTAATGGGAAATATATAAGATCTCCTTCATTAGGTCTAATATCAGCAGTATATGCGGAAACTTCTTCATTAAATACACGCTGCGCAACTGAAAATATTACTTGATCTCTTATTTCAAGACCAAACTTAGACATAAAATTACCATCACCAGCAAAACCATCAATTGACTTAATATACATTTCAATAAGTACTGCGCGGTCATATGATGATTGATCATCTGTATAATAAAGCTTATCTAAATTATTGATATTACGTGGAATATAATATACATCTTCACCATAAATTTTAATGGCTTCAATAATCAAATTCTCAATGAGAAGTTGCTCTTGACTAGATTGAAAATTATTGAAGAAAAAAGACGAGGCCACTACATATTCCTTTTTGTCTATTTATTCATTCAAAAATATGATAATATATATAGTGTGCTGTCATGCTCTTGAAGCGTTTAATGATAGAGCCTGTGGGTTTTAATACCGCGACAGGCACTATCTATTTATTTAGACTTACATTTGTCATTATGATATCTTCCAATGTTACCTGGATTTCCTATAAATCCACAATATTTGCATTCTATTTTCTTTTTATTTAATGAAGAAAATATACCAGCTGCAGCGATATTAGCTCTATGTTCTTCAGATAAAGGAATACCGCGTCGCATTTCAGCCGATATATTAATAGCCTTTGCCCAGTTACCTTTATTCTTTCCCATCATAGACTTAGAGCGTTTGGCTCTTACTTCTAAATCTGATGAGCGAGTATCTCTATTTTTTAGACTTTCTAGATAATTTTGTCTGACATCAGACCGTATCATTGCTTCTTTGGTCTTTACTGAGATCTTTTGTGATATAGTCTTAATATTTTCATCATATTTGTGCCAAGTTTCATTTTGCGTAATTTTTAAGTTATAATATCTAATTTTTATCTCATCTAGTTTTATCATATTTAGATAACGTTGCTCTTCAGTATATGTTTGACGCCGATTTTCTATCTTAGTTTTAAGAATTTTCCTTTTAAAGTCTTTTGGACGTATTTTGTACGCCTGCATCATCCATGTTGATGAACATATATAGCCGTCATCTTCAGTTCCCCAGTGACATCCAACATAATATCGCTTATGCTTACGATCAAACCAAATATAAACAAATCCATATTTTTCCATAGAAATCTCCTTTTCTATGGTTATTTATACAAAGTATATATTCTAGCCGATCATATCCGTAACTGGAAGTGAATATGAATAAATCATTTCTTTTTCTAGAGCTTCTCGTTCTGCAGTTGCATCATCTAAAATTTTAGCACCATTGAACATGACACCGCCGGGTAACTGCATACCGGAGAATTTGGTGAGATTCCATCCCCACTGCTGCTTCATTAAACATGCAGCATAGCGCTGAAGCCAGCGATCTGACCATACCTTTGAATAAGTAGTTGGATCCACTATTTGATATGCTTCTAAAATAACAAAATCTCCGGGACTAACAATACCCCAGTCCATATCAACATAACATGCATTTTTATGTCGATTATATCTGATAGGTTGTTGTCCTACTAACATTTGTTCTAAAAATTGAACATGTTGCAATGCCATATAATATGGAACCATTGAAACAGATGTTAAAGTATATAAATCATTAAGAGCAATTTGATATCTAATATTGAATAGGTTATTAGTATTCAACGCTTGACCAACGGGAAACATTGAAACAACACCAATAATATTATCTGGAATGGGAATAAATCCGCCTTTACGCGGCTGAAGAACTGCACCCGAACCAGTAGAAGTAGTTATAGTATAACTTGGATCAGTTGATAGATGATAGGTATTACCATTTGTATATAGACTATCAACCGGAACAGAAAGAATAGTACCAGTTGTACTTGTAATTGGATTTAAATTAATTACATCTGAACCTTGTGTAATTACAATAGTATCTGAATTAGAATATCCAGTACCGCCATTTCCAACTACAACATCTGCTAAATTATATGGGTAGTTTTTAGCTTGAATTTGATACTTATAATATTGCTTGTCTGAACCATCAAAATGATAATCGAAAAAATAACGAAGAGCTTCATCAATGCGATCATCAATTTGATCATCATCTATATTGATTTCAATAACGGGTTTGCCAAGTCTGCGTAGGCAATACTCTTTAAATGATGCTCTATCAGTTGCAATTGCCATTTATACTCTCTTTTTCTATTATTTATCGTAAGTTTATGTTACCATAACGAGTACGAGCTATCTCTTTTTTGATATATTTATTTTATTTCCATCGCGGACCGCAAAACCAATACACAAGTGTTTTTCTTGTGCCAGTTTCAACCGGTAAAACCCTGTGTGATAGAAATGATGGAAATAAAATCATAGATCCCGCATCCATTCGAATAGTATTAATGCAATTATTAGGATGATTCGGTAATATTATTTGAAAATCACCACCGGTATATTTGTCCTGTGGTGTTAAACATAGAACAGCAGATAACTTTCTCCAACTAAGATCTCTTGGTATGCAGTTTAAACCACGACTATCTAATACACCAAATGGTCCATCTGGATGCCAATCAAAATACATTTCTTCTTTATAAATTGTATATTGAGGAGCCATATAGTTTGAGAGTTCAAAATTAAAGATATTCTTATTAACTTCTTCTACAGTATTTACTATTCTATCTTCATATGTCTTAATAATATTTGAATCTTTAACAAAAAAAACATTTGAATTTCTGTAATTTTGACCTATTGATTCTTTTTCATTTTTACCAACCACTGTTCCTTTTTCAGTTATATGATCATAATTTTGTAAGATATCATTTAGTTCAATAATTTCTGATTTATTGAAAACATTTTCAATGATATAATAATAAGCATAAGTCAGATATCCACGTCTATTTTCATTAGATAATTTAATCTCATAATCTGTATAAAATTTTACATCTATAAGGTCGCGATCAATTCTTTCAATCATAATTAAAGCTTTCTTTATTTTGTCGGAGGCGTAGGAGGCGACACCGGCGGCGCTTCACCATATACATACCCATTAGAGCCTGGCGCTCCAGTTGGGCCTGGCGCTCCAGTTGGGCCTGGCGCTCCAGTCAGGCCTTGAGGTCCTTGATCCCCGACTAGTCCTCTAGTACCAGTTGGACCAGTTGGTATACTTGCAGATGTTTGCACAGTTGCGTCAGGAAATACTATTCCTGTAGAAGTAACCTTAGTAGGCATGAAATATTACTTTGTTGGAGGAGTAGGAGGAGGAGGTGGAGGAGCACCAGGAGGTGCAATTGCAGGAGCTCCTTGCGGGCCAGATAAGCCACGTAGACCGGTTGGACCGCGTGGACCAGTTGGACCTGTGAGACCCACAGAACCGGTATAGCCGGTTAGACCTATTGGACCGGTAGCACCTCTTATTTGAGCAGTTATTGCAGTAGTAGCATCTGGATATAATATACCAGTGGTCTTAACAACAGTTGTCATTTTATAACTCTTTTATTATGGACACGGCGTATATGTAAATGTAGCTAAATTAAAACAAAATCCTTGTGAACCAGTATATCCAATAGAACCAGTATATCCCGTTGGTCCTGCTGCACCCCGCGAACCAGTATATCCAATAGAACCGGTATATCCAGCAGAACCAGTATAACCTACTACAGCCGCAGTAGTTTGTATTGAATTATCTGGAAATGTAATTCCAGTAAAAGTAATTTTAGTTGACATCTGTGCAAATATATTTTCTTATATACATTGGAACGTCATATGGTCTACGTAAAAGATATTTACGAAACAATTCATTCTTTGGAATCTCACCTGGATTAATTGTTTCAATTTCAATTACTTTATATTGAGAAACGCGCGCATTTGGATTTGTATGTCGTGGCTTTAATTTAGTTTTTGTTGGATGAAAATGAGTTACTTGATATTCTGACTTATATCCAATAGATTCAAGATCTGTATAATGAAAGTTTATTAATTTAATTGAATCAGCAGGATGACCAAAATTATCTTTTATAATATTTCTTGGCCTGGTGAATATAGCACTCGACCAAGTTGCAATATCCACAGGAAGTTCTGCCCATAGATGAATACATGAATAACAATTTAATACGCCATCATTAAAAAAACCATAATGTCTTGTATGTGTCAAATCATATGCTGCATCTGTATTTAACCAATCAGTATAGTCCGGTATTTTTACCGTTGAATTAGACATTGTAGATCTGCTTTTCATTAGATCTATAATATCATTTGCATCAGTTTTAGTTAATAGTCTAATTTCTTCCATATTATTTCTCATTCTTTTTTAATTCATCAATTTCAATACTTAATTCTTTAATGGCCTCAATTAAAAGTCCTATCATATTGCCATATGTTACAGATAAATAACCATCATCATTTATTCGAACAGCTTCTGGTAAAACTTTTATAACATCTTGTGCTATAACTCCAATTGATCTACCATCAATACCTATTTTATTAAATGATACACCTCTTAAATCTTTAACTATAGCTAATGCATTTACAATAGTAATTACATCTTTTTTTAATCTATAATCAGATGTCGAAGTTATATCACCGGCAACAGATAATGATGTAGAATTCATGAAAGTATTAACAGTTGTATTACCAATACTTATGCTGCTTGTACTAATATTAACATTAGCACCAACATTTAAAGCTGTAGTTAAATTAGCTGTTGCTGGAAGTCTAGCTGTATTTAATGTACCTGAAGTAATAGTCGTGGCATTAGCTGAAATAGTAATTGCATTAGAATAAGCTGTAGCTGCTACAGTATCTGAATATGCTCTTAGAGTAGTTGCAGTATTACCACCAACAGTGCTAGCATTAACACTAGTAATATTAACACCATTAGCTGTTATAACATTTGATACTAAATTGCCTGTTGTGCTTATAAGAGTAGAATTAACTGTCGTATTACCAGAAGTAATTAAAGATGCATTTACAACATTAAATACAGCATTAGCACCACCTACTATTGAAGTAGAATTAGCTATTAAATTAACTGTGGTATTACCAATACTTATGCTGCTTGTACTAATATTAACATTAGCACCAACATTTAAAGCTGTAGTTAAATTAGCTGTAGCTGGAAGTCTAGCAGTATTCAATGTACCTGAAGTAATAGTCGTGGCATTAGCTGAAATGGCTACTGCATTAGAATAAGCTGTAGCTGCTAAATTAGTTGCATTAGCAACTGCATTAGCAACCGCATTTGCGAAAGCTGTAGCTGCAACAGTATCTGAATATGCTCTTAAAGTAGTTGCAGTATTGCCGCCGACTGTAGCAGAATTAACACTCGTGATTGCTGATCCAACACCAGAAAAAGATCCAGCAGTAATAAGACCTGTAAATGTTGCAGTATTACCAATTATGGTTGTGGAATTAACTGTTACATTACCTATTTTAATACTAGTTGTATTGGCAGTAACAACAGAACCAACATTTAATGCTGTAGTTAAATTAGCCGTCGCCGGAAGTCTGGCTGTATCAAGAGTGCCTGAAGAAATACTTGTGGCATTAATTGAAGTTATTCCAGCGCCACTTCCAGAAATTGTAGTTGTAGTTAGTGCACCAATGGCTGCTGTATTTACAGAAATATTAGTAGAATTAGCTATTAAATTAACTGTGGTATTACCAATAGACAATTGAATAGTGTTAAGACTTACATTAGAACCAATGTTTAATGCCGTAGTTAAATTAGCTGTTGCTGGAAGTCTAGCTGTATCAAGAGTACCTGAAGTAATAGTCGTGGCATTAGCTGAAATGGCTACTGCATTAGAATAAGCTGTAGCTGCTAAATTAGTTGCATTAGCAACTGCATTAGCTACTGCATTAGAATAAGCTGTAGCTGCTACAGTATCTGAATATGCTCTAAGAGTAGTTGATGTATTACCACCAACTGTGCTGGCATTAACACTAGTGATTGCTGATCCAACACCAGAAAAAGATCCTGCAGTAATAGCGCCAGTAAATATAGCAGTATTACCAATTATAGATGTTGAATTAACTGTTACATTACCTATTTTAATACTAGTTGTATTGACAGTAGCATTAGCACCAACATTTAATGCCGTAGTTAAATTAGCTGTTGCTGGGAGTCTAGCTGTATCAAGAGTACCGGAAGAAATGCTTGTAGCGTTTATTCCAGTTATGCTTCCGCCACTTCCAGAAATTGTAGTTGTAGTCAATGTGCCAATTGTTGCACTAGATACAGAAATGTTAGTAGAATTAGCTAGTAAATTAACAGTTGTATTACCAATAGAAAACTGAGTAGTACTAAGATTTACATTGTCTCCAATATTTAATGCTGTAGTTAAATTAGCTGTTGCTGGAAGTCTAGCTGTATCAAGAGTACCTGAAGTAATAGTCGTGGCATTAGCTGAAATGGCTACTGCATTAGAATAAGCTGTAGAAGCATTGGCAGTAACTGATGAGTTTAATGCAAATGATGAAGCAGCAGTACCGCCTAAGTTAAGAGAATTATTTGCTGTACCCTGTAAAGTTGAATATATATTACCAGCAACAGTAAGATTTGCACTCATGGTAACATTACCAGAGACATTAGCAGTACCAACTACTTTAAAGCTAGCATCCGGCGTATTAGTGTTTATACCAACTAATCCAGAAGTAGAATTTACTACTAATACTGATCCATTTACAGATATGCCATTTTTTACAACAAAATCTTTATCAGCCATTTATCGAGTTCCCTTTCCCTCGTTTTTCTATTATTTATAAATTATGTTATAACTGCATTCTGGTCAATATAATAAATATTAGATGTTTTAGCAGCATGTACTTTTAAGAATATAGATCCAACCTGTCCGGCATTAAATGTAGTAGACATCTTAAATCTTGTACCGGCTGTAAATGTAGCTGTTCCATCAGTTATAACTGATCCATCTACTGCTGTAGTGTATCCAGCCGGCTCTGCCGTATTACTTGTTCCAGCTGTAGTGCAAAAGAATATTCTACCTGGATTAGACGCAGTTTTTATAATATCATTTAAAACGTAAATAGTAGAATTAGCTCTACTAGTAACACTACTATCCCAACTAGTTGTATCAGCAGTAAGAGTAGTATTAGCAGTTATTGGATTGGCAATAGTACTAGTAACTATAATTCCTTCTGGATTAGTGGCTGAATTAAGATAATCAGCACTAATCCAGATTTCATCATTATTTGGTCTTGATGTAGAATTAAATATTCCATAAACTGTTATTGTATTAGAAGTACCAGTTGATGTATTCCAGACTGTCCATGGTAATGTTTCAAATGGATCAAACCATGATGAAAAAGCAGTTGTAGTTATTTTTTTACTTACAAGACCAATATTATCCCGTGATCCACCAGTACGTACTACAGATCTGTCTTGTACTGAATAGCCTTTTCTATCATATTTTTCATTTCTTGGTATGCCAGATGCAACTCCAGAATTTACTAAAATAGTAGTCATATTAGTATTTGATGTAGAAGATGCATCAACTGTAACTGATGATCCAAGACGTACTCTTTTCATTACTAAACGCGCACTTAAAACACTATCACCAACAATCGTTGTTCCTGATGTAAGTGCCGATAAATCTACATTTTCAAGTAAAATATCGCCATTTATACCCGATGAACTAGTAGAAGCAATAGATCTAAATAATGTTGTTGGAAATACAGTTCCTGTTATAGCAGATGGCGTATTTTTCCAAATTAATCTTGTACCACGCGAACGTATTAGTGCTGATTGTGAAGTAGAATTAAATTGCATCGATGTATTAGAAAGCACAATTCTGGCACTAGTTATTGTTGGGCTAGTAGTAATAAAATTTATAGCTGATGTTACGGCTGTACTTCCAACTTGCAACTTACAAGACTCAAGAATATTTAAACTATTAAATGATGTAGTACTTCCTACATTGAGGAACGCACTACCAGCCCCAGTACCAGTTGAAAAAGTAATACCATAGTAGTATGCAGATCCATAAAGTACTAAATTGCTAGTACCAGTTGCATTAATAGTAGCTGTAGTAGCAGCAACTCCCGAAGTTCTATTTATACATATTACACGTACTAAACTAGACGGAGTACCAGGCGATGTTAATGATATACTAGAAATTTCAGCTTGTGCATAATCATGTGCTACATAAATAGTATCACCAGCGGCCACTCCACCATTTACACCATATGCATATGTTAATGTTGTATATGCATTAGTCCAACTTGTTCCTACCGTTGAAATTGGATCAGCTGTAAATACAGCAGTACCATCAGTTATTACACTGCCATCAGTGGCAGTGGCATATGTAGTAGGTAAGGCAGTATTACTAGTACCAGCAGTAGTACATGTAAAAGTTCTACTATTAGTGCCTGCTCCGACTAATATAACGGATACTGCGCCAGTTGTATTGCTGTATGCTGTAGAATTGACACGGGTTAATAATATAATATCAGCTGTAAAAACTGCTGTACCGTCAGTTATAGTATTGCCATAAACTGCAGTTGCATATCCGGCTGGTTGTGAACTAGCAGTAGTGCCAGCTGTAGTACAAATAAAACGTCTTCCGGTAGTTCCACCCGTAACTGTAATTACAGAATTCAATTGATAAGATGTAGAATTAGCTCTTGCTGTCGGTGCATATACATATTTAATGGCCATTATAATTATTCCTACGTTATAACTGCATTCTGGTCAATATAATACGTATTAGATGCTTTAGCAGCATGTACTTTTAAGAATATAGATCCAACCTGTCCGGCATTAAATGTAGTAGACATCTTAAACCGCATGCCAGCAGTAAATGTAGCTGTTCCATCAGTTATTACTGATCCGTCTACTGCTGTAGTGTATCCAGCTGGTTCTGCCGTATTACTTGTTCCAGCTGTAGTGCAAAAGAATATTCTACCAGAATTATTTGATGTTTTTACAATGTCATTTAAAGCATAAACTGTTGAGTTAATTCTTGCAGTAATAGCGTTGTCCCATGATGAAGTATCAGCTAAAAGAGTAGTATTAGATGTTAATAGATCTGCAGCAATAGTACCAGAAGACATTACTCCATTTGGATTAGTGGCTGAATTGAGATAATCAGCACTAATCCAGATTTCATCATTATTTGGACGTACGGTAGAATTAAATATTCCATAAACTGTTATTGTATTAGAAGTACCAGTTGATGTATTCCAGACTGTCCATGGCAGCGTCTCATGTGGATTAAACCACTCAGGAAAAGCAGTTGTAGTTATTTTTTTACTTACAAGACCAATATTGTCACGTGATCCACCAGTACGTACTACAGATCTGTCTTGAACAGATGTTCCCATTTTATCATATTTTTCGTGTCGCGGTATACCGCTAGTCGTACTGCATCCAAGTAAAAATATTCGTTGAGTACTATTTGCCTGTACACCCGAAGTAATAGTAACTGATGATCCAAGACGCGCTCTTTTTAATACAATTTTATTAGCAAGTGATGCTACATCTTGAAATAAAGTAGTAGATGATCCCATAGCTGAAAGATCAACATCTTCTATCAAAAATGTTGCAGCAATTGTAGATACACTTATTGGCTTAATAAATGTTGTAGGTATATTATTAGCAATAGCCGATGGTGTATTTTTCCAAATTACATCAGCACCACGTAATGCAATTCCTTGTCCAGCATTTCCAAATAAAAGTTGAGTATTACTAAGAGTTACTGTTAAACTAGTTCGGTCAAGTGCATAAAATTGTAAAACTGAAGTAGCTAAAGTAGAATTAATACTAAGTTTGCATGATTCGAATATTTGTATTGCACTTATATCAGTAGTCGCAGTTGCTGATTGAATAGTAGTAGATCCGCCAGATGTTCCTTGTCTAAAAGAAATTCCATAATAATACGCAGATCCAAGTAAAGTTAAACCTGCGTTGCCAGTTACAGTAATAGTAGCTGTAGTAGCAGCAACTCCCGAAGTTCTATTTATACATATTACACGTACTAAACTAGACGGAGTACCAGGCGATGTTAATGTTAAAGCACCAGCTGAAGTTTGTGCATGATCATGCGCTACATAAATAGTATCACCAGCAACTACTCCTGCATATGCTAATGTTAATGTTGTATAAGCATTAGTCCAATCATCACCTGTTCCAGTACCGACTGCTCCTGAATATAAGTATTTAATGGCCATTATTCATTTTCTCTACAAAGATCAGCAGATCTGATAGCAATAATATTTGGTAAATCTATATCTGAATTTATTAATGTATCATATGTAAATACTATATCATCAGATCTTGTGTAAATTTGTTTTAACCAATATGATCCATCTGGTTGCTTATCATGCACAATTGTTTCTATGTTTACTATTGAAAGCATTATATGATAAACTCAGTATTTAGATTATATGGATAAGATCCGGTGTAACCAATTACACCCTGTGATCCAACAAAGCCAACTGAACCTGTAAAGCCAACTGAACCTGTAAAGCCAACTGAACCAACAAAACCAACTGAACCAGTATAACCAGTTGAACCGGTAAAGCCAACTGAACCAGTGTAACCGCGTGATCCAGTATAACCAACTGCGGCATAAGCTCCTGAAGATCCAGTATAGCCGGTAGATCCTGTATAACCAAGTGATCCGGTATAGCCGCGCGAACCAGTATAGCCCGGTTCACCCTGTCTAAGTGAAGATTTTATTAGCATTAGTGCTCCAATATACTGTTATTATATTTATATTATTTTTACATAAGCATAAAGAAGTTACCAGCAGAAGCGCCTGGTACTGGTGGAGCAGTAAATATCCAACCAGTATTATTACCGCCATCTGTGCTGTTTGCACCAGCATACCATCCTGCACCAACTGAACCTGTATAACCTGTTGATCCAACCGAACCAGTGAATCCAGTAGTACCAGCAGAACCTGTAAAGCCAGCACCAACTGAACCGGTGAATCCTATATCACCAACCGAACCAGTGAATCCAGTAGTACCAGCAGAACCAGTGAAGCCAATTGCTGCATGCGCCAATAGAACCAGTATAACCACGCGAACCAGTATAACCAATACCACCTTGTCTAAGTGTTGATTTAATAACAGATCCAGTATAACTGCCAGTAGATCGCGTAAGCATTAATGCTCCAGTATATTATTATATGCATATACAAAGAATTATATTTATATTTATATATAAATAAATGATCAATATTAAATTATGCATTATTTTATAGGATTATATATTATGATATCTATAGCAATTATTGACACAATAGGTTTAGTATATGATGGTTCTACATTATCTAAAAGAGGTTTAGGTGGTTCAGAATCAGCAGTAATTCTTATGTCAAGAGAGTTAACAAAACTCGGATTTGATGTAACTGTTTATAATAATTGTGAAGACTCAATAACTAAACCTGGTATATATGATGGTGTTAAATATAAACCATTTAAAGAATGTAAAAACTATACTCATGATGTTGTCATATCATCCAGAACAGTTTTACCATTATGTCCAGAACAATATTACAAAAATTTTACAAATACACCAGCAACTTTTGAAACATTTCAAAATGTTCATAAAGCAAAACTTAAAATTCTATGGCTACATGATACTTTTTGCGTTGGTGATCAACTTATTGAAGAGTTAGTACTCAGTGGTTATATTGATGAACTTTTTACTCTTTCTGATTTTCATACTTCATATGTAACAAACTGTGATCATGGAAATAAAAGAAATTTTGAAGTATTGAAAAACAAAATATTTATGACACGTAATGGTGTTATGAATCATCACAAATGGGTAGATATTAAAGCTAAAGATCCAAATTTATTTGTATATAATGCATCAGTTACTAAAGGTATGATTCCATTAGTAACAAAAATTTGGCCAGAATTAAAAAAGAAAATACCAAATGGGCGTCTTATTATAATTGGTGGATTTTATAGATTCAGGGATACTGCACCACCAGATAAACAAGAAGAAGATTGGCATATTCTAAGAAAAGAATATGAAAGTATGAATATAGGTATTAGCTTTACTGGAATTATTCCGCAACATGAAATAGCTGACATATTATCAAGAGCAGCATATTTTCTATATCCTGGAGCATTTCCAGAAACGTTTGGAATATCGATGCTAGAATCAATGGTTTATAATACTCCTCTCATTACTTGCAGATTCGGTGCTACTGAAGAAACGGCAATAGAACAAGCAAATTATCTTATTGATTATGCTATTGAACCAAATAGCTTATTTCCAAATATTAATACAGATTCACAATGTGCTAAATTTATTGATATTACTTATCAAGCTTATAATAATACGTATTTGCATCAACAGAAAATGTATGCTTGTAATTTAGTAAAAGACATAGCTGAATGGAATACTGTAGCTTTACAGTGGAAACAACATATATTTAAAAAGCTTGGCGTCTATATGGATATTAATGAATATAGATCTGTACAAGTTATTAATGATAGAGTTCATAAAGTATTTGGCAGAAAATTTTCTAATAGTGAAGAATGGCGAATTAGAAAAACTAAAGAACAAGAAATTGTAGTAATAACACCTTTTTATAATGCTAGAAATTATATTGAAGAATGCATAGATTCCATAGCAGCACAAGACTATGATAATTGGAAACTAATTCTTATTGATGATGCTTCAACTGATGATTCATTTGATGTTGCTAAAAACTATATTGCAACTTTTCCAAAAAATATTCAAAATAAAATTAATATACATCAAAATGCTAGAAATGTTGGCGCGGTGTGTAATCAAGTTACTACTCTTAAAAGTATTGATACCAGCATAACTGCTGATTCTATAATAATGTTTGTAGATGGTGATGATTGTTTAGCTAATGATCCACATATATTTGATATGTATAATAATATGTTTCATGATGGAATTGAGTTTTCATATGGATCATGTTGGTCAATGGCTGATAATATTCCACTTATAGCTCAACCATATCCACCAGAAGTCAAGAAAAATAAGTCTTATAGACAATACAAATTTAATTGGGGAATGCCATATACTCATCTTCGTGTATTTAAAAAATATCTAATTGACCAAATTCCATATTCTTCTTTTCAGGATGCTGATGGTAATTGGTTTAAAGCAGGTGGAGATAATTCTACTTTCTATAATATTCTTGAAAAAGCTGATCCTAATAAAGTAAAAGCAGTATCAGATATAGTATATCTTTATAATGACAAAAATCCAATAAATGATTATAAGGTGAATTCAGAGGAGCAAACTAAAAATATGGAACAAGTGACTAATTCTAAAGCATATGTCTATAATCCAAAAAAGATTTTAATTGCTATTCCAACCGCCAAGTACATAGAATCAGAAACATTCAAATCAATATATGATCTTGAAGTACCCATGGGTTATGAAACAGATTTTCAATTTTTCTATGGTTATAATATAGATCAAATTAGAAATTTAATTGCAGATTGGGCACAAAAATACGATTATCTTTTTTCTGTTGATTCTGATATAGTAATGTCATCAGATACTCTTAAAAAGTTAATAGAGCATAATAAAGATATAGTAACTGGAATGTATATACAACGAATACCTGGAACACATGCTTTAGAATTATATGATAAAAATGGTAGAATTCCATATAATTTAATTAAAGGTAAAGGGCTTTTAGAAATTGATGCATGTGGATTTGGTTGCGTTCTTGTAAAAAGCGAAGTATTTAAAGTTGTTGGTTATCCACAGTTTGAATATCATTCAGCATTAAATCATAGAGATACTATTTCAGAAGATACTGATTTCTGTTTAAAGGCTAAAAATAAAGGCTTTAAGATATGGGTTGATACTAGTATTAAATGCAATCATATAGGAAATGTGTGGTTTAACGTAGAAGATAATCAAGAAACCGAAACAGAAGAAAAGACTAAATTAAGAAATCTTGGTAATGAAAATTTGCTGCCATTTGATCATATTATGTATCTTGCTTCAATGAAAAAAACAAATATAATTCCAGAAGTTATATATGATATAGGCGCGTGTGTATTACATTGGCATAAAGAAGCTGCAAAAATCTGGAATAATTCAAAATACTTTATATTTGAAGCAATGCATGAATCATCTTTCTTATATGAAGAAAAACAACTTCCATACCACTGTGGTGTTTTAACTGACTATGATAATAAAATAGTAGATTTTTATCAAAATACAGAGCATCCTGGTGGAAATTCATATTATTTAGAAAATCCAGATGTAAATCCAGAAGCGCATGATTATTTCAATGAATCACATCGTAGAAAAAAAGTAGGTATGAAGCTAGATACTATAGTAAAACAGAAGTCTTGGCCATTGCCTAATATGATTAAAATGGATATTCAAGGAGCTGAATTAGATGTATTAAAAGGAGCTGATATGTGTCTTAATCATGCCACAGATCTTATTCTTGAATTACAACATACAGAATATAATAAAAACGCGCCATCTGCTAAAGAAGTAATTGAGTACTTAAAAGAAAAAGGGTTTCAGTTAATTACTAAATTCACTGAAACCCCGTATGATGGCGACTATCATTTTAGGAAAGTTATCTAGTAACTCTCGGTGTTACTGTAACTATTCCTTCTAATACACGCGTAATAATATTTTCATTATTAATTATTGTTACATCATATACATATCTGCCATAATCTAAATTTGCTGTTTGCTCAGCAGTTAATGATAATCTAATAACACCATTAGATGGTTCTATAGCAGTATTAGTAGCAAATACTGCTGAAGGATTAACTGAGCTATACCATTTTCTCATCTGAGCATTAGCAACATAAGGTGACACATCAATGGGATCACCATTTTCATCAGTTAAATCAATATATAAATCAAATGTAGTTCCTTGATCTATTACAAGATTGCTTTTATTAGACATTAGACTGTAATCGCACTTCTAAAGATTTTAGCTGTTATGGTATTTGAAGTAGGTGTTAACTGTAAATTAAAACTACCAGCTGAAATACTTGCAGAAAATACACCAGTTGAAGTACCATTATTAATTATGCCATATTCCGTAATATATGCATTAGTGCCATCATGTATTCCTAAAATTTTACTAACTTGAAAAGTTGTTGTATTAGACGTTTGTACCAAGTATTCAACTGATCTATATGTAGCAATTGCAAAAGCATCTACAGTTTGTATAGCCGCGGTTGGTCCCGTAAATGTATAAGAATTAGAACTACTCTGTATTGATCCAATTATAAGTGTATTTGCAACATTAGTATTAGCAGAAAATAATGTAAATCGATTTGTAGTATTACCAAGAGTATAGATACTATCAACTGATGGAATTATACTACCTAAAGCAGTTGTATTACCAGAAGAAATAGTAGTACCTGAAACAGTAAGATTTCCAGATACAGTTAAATCTCTTTGTACTAATACTAAAAGTGCTGATGTATCAAATGTAGTATTACCACTAAATGTAGAAGTATTAGATACAGCTAATTTACCGGTAATATTCACATTTGATGAAAGAGTAGTTACACCAGTTACATTTAAAGTATTAGAAAATGTAACTGCGCCAGTAGCTGATACAGTGTTAGATAGTGTTACTGCTCCAGTTAATGTGGTATTGCCAGTTACCGCTAATGTATTAGAAAATGTAGCAGAGCCTGTTAATGCTAATGTATTAGATAATGTAGTATTACCGGTAACTGTTACTGTGTTAGAGAAAGTAGCTGCACCTACGTATGATGTAGTATTAGAAAATGTAGCAGTACCGGTAATTGTTACTGTATTAGATAATGTAGTATTACCAGTTACTGCTAGTGTATTTGATAATGTAGTATTGCCAGTTACTGATAAAGTATTAGAAAATGTAGCAGAGCCTGTTAATGCTAATGTATTAGATAATGTAGTATTACCGGTAACTGTTACTGTGTTAGAAAATGTAGCTGCACCAACATGTGATGTAGTATTAGAAAATGTAGCAGAGCCGGTAACTGCTAATGTATTAGATAATGTAGTATTGCCAGTTACTATTACTGTGTTAGAAAATGTAGCAGATCCCGTTACTGACATGACAGATAATGTAGTATTGCCTGTTACTGTTACTGTGTTAGAAAAAGTAGCAGAGCCGGTTAATGCTAATGTATTAGATAATGTAGTATTACCTGTTATAGTAACAGTATTAGAAAATGTAGCTGCGCCTATGTGTGATGTAGTATTAGAGAAAGTAGCTGCACCAGTTAATGCTAATGTATTAGATAATGTAGTATTACCAGTTACTGTTACTGTATTAGAAAATGTAGCTGCACCTACATGAGATGTAGTATTAGAGAAAGTAGCTGCACCAGTTAATGCTAATGTATTAGAGAAAGTAGCAGTACCAGTGACCAATGTAGTATTAGAAAATGTAGCTGCACCAACATGTGATGTAGTATTAGAGAAAGTAGCAGCACCAGTTAATGTAGTATTGCCAGTTACTGTTACTGTATTAGAAAATGTAGCTGCACCTACATGAGATGTAGTATTAGAAAATGTAGCAGAGCCGGTAACTGTTACTGTATTTGATAATGTAGCTGCACCAGTTAATGTAGTATTACCAGTTACTGATAAAGTATTAGATAATGTGGTAGTTCCAGTAACAGCTAATGTATTAGATAATGTAGTATTACCAGTTACTGTTACTGTATTAGAAAATGTAGCTGCACCTACATGAGATGTAGTATTAGAAAATGTAGCAATACCAGTAGCTGTTACTGTATTTGATAATGTAGCAGCACCGGTAACTGTTACTGTATTTGATAATGTAGTATTACCAGTTACTGATAAAGTATTAGATAATGTAGTATTACCGGTAACTGTTACTGTATTAGAAAATGTAGCTGCACCAACATGTGATGTAGTATTAGAAAAAGTAGTATTACCAGTTACAGATAAAGTATTAGATAATGTAGTATTACCTGTTACTGTTACTGTATTAGAAAAACTGCCTGTGCCTACGTGTGTTGTAGTATTAGAGAAAGTAGCAGCACCAGTTAATGTAGTATTGCCGGTTACAGTAACAGTATTAGAAAATGTAGCTGCACCAACATGTGATGTAGTATTAGAAAATGTAGCTACACCAGTAGCTGTTACTGTATTTGATAATGTAGCTGCACCGGTAACTGTTACTGTATTTGATAATGTAGTATTACCAGTTACTGTTAATGTATTAGAGAAAGAAACTGTGTCTGTTACATTTAATTTGCCGGTAATAGAAACATTAGCAGAAAATAAAGCATTACTTCCTATTACAACATTAGTTGATGTAGAATTAGCATATATCTGTAATGATCCATTTACAAATACTGCATTCGATGAAATATTAATAACTGCTGGTGTTGATACTGTTCCGCCTCTAAGAGAACCATTTATTGCTAAAGTATTGGCGGAAAAGAAACCATTTACTACAACATTACCGGTAGTTACAGATCCAGAAGATGTAGAATCTGCTGTTAATGCATTCGATGAAATTATTTGAGCTATTTGATTGGTTCTTTCGAGCCATGTTCCAAACGACTGTGTGTTTGTTGTATTACTAACCGCAATAGTCATTATTGTTTATTCCCTAATAGCTGTCTTAGCATATTTTTTATCTCTGCTACATCTTCTTTAAGCTTATCAGTATCTTCTACAACTTTTGAAAGCTTTATCAATTTATCTCTTTCTTCACGATATTTATTCAAACTTTTTGAATCTGTATTAAGAATAGCTTTTGTATTAGCATTCTTTATTAAATGATCATTATCTCTTATTTTTAAAAAATCAGGTTTCATATTATATCTGTAAAGCTATACAACGCATATTTTTCATTATTGGAACAAGAATAGAATTATTAGTAACGGGCACAATTTTAACAGCAAATGTCTTGTATGAATCATATACACCATCTGTAGAAGTTGTATATCTTAAAATACCATTATTGTTTGCATATAAAAATGCACCAAATCTAGACTGAAGCCCAGGTATATTACCAACCGTAGCATTAGCAGTTGAAAATGTAGTATTAGATGATACAATCATAGTTGAATTATTCACAATAGAACTTACTTTTCTTACATTAAAATGAGTAGTAGTATTGGCTATGTAAATATATGTATTAACAGTATAAAATGAAGTATCAGCAACTTTTACTGTTGTATTGCTAAATGTATTAGCACCAGATGAGTCTACTGGTACACTAGAAGGAAGACCAAACTGAAGTTCTACTGTATCATCTCTATTAATAGCTGAACTATATACTGCTGATGTTTGATCAAATTCAGCCATTACTGACCAATCTTTAGAATTAAATGTATCAGTATCAGCTCCATTTAGAAATTTACCATACACATTAAATTGTGTTCCGGCTGGTCTATATACAGTCAAATAACAATTTAAATCTTCAGCATCTTGCTTATCTGCTAATACTACATTTTTAGAAATATATCTAGAAGCACCGTAATAACCATTTTCAAGTGTTTCATCAAAATATGTTACTGTAGTAACATTTGCTGAAGCTGTAGAAGTTGCACCAACTATATTAGTATTAAGTACAAATTCCGAATTTGCTGAAATAATTCGAACATAGCTATTATTAGCTTCATCAATAATGCCGCCGACAGCTCCCTGAGTTACTGTTTCTCCTATCTGGAATTTACCGGTAGTATTAGCAATATTTAAATGATAACCAGTAAGTTGTGTTTGTGCAGTTGCTTGATTATATGCAATAGTTACAGATGTACCAAGTCTATCAATGAAAGGCGCAGTTAGATTATTTGATGTGCTTAAATCAGCTTTTACAATTAGAGTATTGTTAGTACCAATAGTAGCATTTGCTAAAGAATTACTTCGTGATAATAAAAGTCTTTCTGTATCAGTAAACTCATTTGGCAATCCTGGAAGCGCAGTTATGTCTGAATCTGCTATCATACTATTAGAGTAACCTTTAAATGATACAGTAATAGCAGTCTGAGCTGGTCTAATGAAATTAATTTGTGGTGTTATACTATCATATTGTTTATTTGCTACCGAAGCAATATTTGCTGACGCATTAGATTGAGTACCGAATATAAATTGATTAGCCGATGTTGAAAAATTAAGTGTTGTATTTGCGTTTGGACTTTCAATAATCAGTTCAAGTTCTTCTAGAGAATAGTACTGAGACTGAGCACTTAATATTCCACTAAGAGCACCATTACCAGCAATTCTACCAACTATACAGTTACTAGAAGTAAATGAAATATTTGAAGTTACAGTAAATGCGGTAGTATTTGAAATTGCTGTATTTACTTGTCTAAAATTAATCGTTGATCTATCTGTAGTAGCCACATAAATCCAGCAGTTTGCAGCAAATGTAGTTAGTGATGTATTTGGAACTCTTACAATTGTGGTATTAGCAGTTGTATTTGCTTCTGTAATAATATTATTTGATATCCAGATTTTTTCTGTATTATAAAAAGTTCCAACAACATTATTAATTTTAATAAATTCAGTAGGAGTAGGCGTTAAATATACAGATGCTGATGACGAAGTAAAATTAGCAATATACATATCATACTTCATACTTTCAGTAATTACTGGTGTCCATACTAAATCGTTTGATGATATAAAGAGATTTCCAAGCTGATTATTAGTATATATCGGAGCTTGTGTATTTACATCAACACCACCTAATTCACCAGTCCACACTTGATATTCATCAGTACCACCATCTGGAATAAGTACCATTGCATATTGCACATTAGACTGAAGAAATGGTGGTGATACAAATGTAAATGTAGAGGCAGCAGTAGCTGAGTCTGATGCTGTTACATTAGCAGCATCTAATCTAGATATACCACCACTAAGTCTATTAGGTGTAGGAAATCCATTATCTACTGTTCTAATCTCTAATGTGATACCATATAAAGATGATACAGATTTAAAATAGACATTTATCTTAGTTAAAAAAACGCCATCTATTCCAGTATTAGGCTGGGATACTAAGAAAGTTTGAGCTATTGGTTTCATTTAATTAATATCTTTTTAAAGGATTAAAATTCAAAGTATTACCAGTCATAGACTACTTTATCCATCATTACAAGCCACCACCATTATCATATGAATTATAATAATATGGCGTATACCATATATATTCTTCAATGGGTGCTGGCGGAGGCGGTGGATAAGTAATAATTACCGGTGGACCCGATACAACGCTATTTGTTTGAATAGTTTGATTTTGTGTAACTTCATTAATTGCTACGGTTGCATTTCTTGTATTTAGTATAGAACTTCCATATGATATCGATAATCCGCTTCCTGCATAAGTAGCTACTGCTTCAGTAGTTATAGCACTTTGTCCCTGAGTTAGATCTGATATATCTGTAAGTCTAAACTGAATATCTCCAGCTTTAAATGTTTCTGGTGGTATAGAAAATAATCCACGCACTGTTCCATCAGATTGTACAATTAAATTACTTGACCATGTATTGTTATTTAGTGTATAATATGAATATACAATACTGCCTGTAGCATCAACAGTTTTAAGAGTATATAATACACTACCATCGGCAGCTTTATTAATATTATTTACATTTGTTACTACACCAGTATAAACAAATAGCGGCATACAGAAACTACTAACTGGAGTATCGCCAAAGTATGGATATACTCTAGTATTTGGTCTTAGTCCTTTAGCAGAAAAGAATACTACTTTGGGCATAATATACGGCTTAATACTTATGTCAGTAACATAAGTGCCTAGATTTAAAGCACTGCTAGATTCTGTAAGACCAAGTTGTGCACCAGTCTTTGTTTGATTGGCAGTAGTTGTAGTATTTATCTGTGTCTGATATGCTGTTGTTGTCGAGCCATCAGCATTAGTTACAGAAGAAGAAATTCCACCAGTTTGATAGGCACTTCCATATGCAGTACTTGAGCTAGTAGTTACCCAATTCCCCCAAGAAGTTCCCCAGCCCTGTTGTGCTCTAAGATTAATCCAATTGGATGCTAAATCAAGATTATTGACTATAGCTGGAGAAACTGTAGTATCAGGCTGTGTATCACCAGAAGGAAATAGTGATATGCTACCCCTAAAGTTATAGATATTACCCTCAATACAGTTATGATACTTAGATGCATATGGTTGTTGCTGAAGTAATGTATCATCAGTATGATTTAAAGTAATTAGATGTCCACGTTGTTTATATCCAGTACTAAGTGCTGTATCTACACTTAGATTTAAATTCAACTGTCTAAAAAATGGTCTAGCTTCCTGCCTATTTGGATCTATTGCAATTGAATATTGCGGATGTAGAGTATTACCAATATCATGACCTCTAAATGGATCTACAAGAATACCATTCTTAAATCTATTTTGTCCTGATGTGCCACTTCTTACAAGAAGATTAGTTGCTGATTGCTCAAGAAGAGAAAGTGAAGTATAATATTCTAGATTATCTATTCTATTTGAAAGTGTACCAATATCTGCCATTGTATAGCGCTTAATCTGAGATAGATTAATTGTAGTGGCATAATCATATCTGCCATAAGTCTTAGCACTTACTGCGGATAGTGTAGGATATGGAGGCACATCGATAATACCAAGAGACATTGTTCCAGGAATTTCAGATGGTGCTCTTGGTGACGGATCTGATAATCCTTCTGTTACTAATAATTGTCCGCCTGTAGTTAAAGAAATTCTATCTCTACGTGGCAAATAATGTGTTATGTTAGTTTTAAATGTTTGATTAGGCGCAATGATATATGCCCCAGCTGCACCTGTAGGTATGCTTGAATCTGTAGCACCAGAAAAAGTAAGAGTAGTGCTTGGATTAACTGTAGCAGATGCAAGTACCGGTGTAATTACGGTTGTATTAGCGCCAAATGGGCGGAAATCAACACAATCTCTTAAATCAAATGTTGAACCTTTAGACGGTGAGAAAAATAAAGGTATTTCAGCTGTATTAATTCCATCAGTATTAGCAGTATTAACATCATCTATTGGATATGAATTAGCAGTAAAGAATCCAACACCTTGAGATTGTGTATGTGTAAAATGATCAACTGATACTAAGATTGTACTATTTACCGGTAATGATGTAATTTTAGACTTAAGATATGCTAATCCATAATGAGAATCACGCTGGCCATTATCAAGCACAAATGAACCTACTGAATTAGTTACAGTATTTGAATAACTGCCACTTGAAATCCATACACCATTAACTCTAAAAGCATCTGTAACACCTAAACACCAAGGACCTGTAGTACTACCTATATTAGTGTTTGTTGCAATTTTTACAAGAGTATTTCTTGTAATTGCTTTTTTCATGGGTACTGTATTATATCTTTCAATATCATGATATACATTTGCTGCAAATGTTGCGCTAGTAGTATTACCCAGACTTAATGTTGCAGTTGTAGAACCTGTAATAGTTATTGATCTTTTTGGTCTATTTACAAACGGAATAGGTATACCAGCTGGAAAAGCTTCTCTATGAGTGGCTGTAGTATTTGCTACAGCAAACGCACTATACGCTGTCATATATGTACTATTTACAATAGATGTAAGTGTTTTTAAATCAGTACCAACATTAATTATATCGCCAACAACATATTCATTGGTAAATGATGTACTAGTGCCTGTAATTATATTAGAAGTAGTGTTTACTGATACAGTACCAGTATTATTTGAACTATAACCATTTACAGCTGGTATTACAGTAAATGTAGAAGCTTGAATCTGACTAAGTGTTCCAATACCATATGTAAAACGTTCAGCGCCAGTACCAACTGCAGCTGATAAAGTTATATTAAGATTACCATTAGTGCCAAAAGTAGAATTAGCTCTATTTCTGTATATGAATGATGTAGTATTACCAAATCCATCATTCTTAACAGCTTTCTGACCAAATGAATATATCATTGTATTATTAACAATTTCTTCTAGTTCTGCAGTATAAGAACTAGTTCTACTATCATATGTTAATACGATATCAGCCACAGCTGTATATACGCCTGATGGCGCATATATTATGCTACGTGCGGAATTAAAATTAAAGCCTGGATTCATTTCTATATTAAATAGATACATAATATATTTTGCATCATATACGCCGGGTGTTCCAGAAAAATATTCTATACCTCTGATATAAGCAGTACCAATTTTAGTAGCAGAATTATATGCTGGTGTTAAAAATGTACCGGTACTAATAGCAGTTTTTGCCACAGAATGAAGTTCTACTTGTGTAATATTATCTGTATTAAAATCACCAATAAATTCTTTACCATAAACATAATAACCAAAGTTTGCTGATATAATCTGATTAGTAAAACTTTCAGTATCAAGACCTTTTCTTAAATCGACCGCATTTCTATTAAGAAATTCTACTCTATATCCTTTGGCATATGCCAAACCAGGTGATGATATTAAACTCAAATAATTAGAATTAGCTGTAGTATTAGATGAATCTGTATTGGCTTTTTTGTTTTCAGTTGTAAGTAAAAATGGATTAACTACAAAATCACCATTAGTTTCAAATGTTCTTCTTGCAAGTTCAGTTCCAAGTGCAGCATATTGTGGATCATTTTTAATAGTAACTGGACGGCCTGAATTAAAATCGCAGATAGAAAAGAATGTTTCAGTATTTGAAATATCAGAAGTTGTCTTAACAATTAAATTGGGTGTTAACTTCAAACGATGTGCACCAGGAGCGCCATAATTTGGCGTATCAGCAGCATTATCATATAGAGCTGTATTAGAAGCTGGTGTTTCAATTGTTTCTTCTACACCAAAACCAACTGAATAATTATTAGGAGTATTCGAATATTTCGAAACAACTACTGACTGAGCTGGAACTCTTACAAAATAACCTTTTTTGAATATAATGCCATCAGTTACAGACATGGAATAGCCATAACCAACAGCATTACCAAAACTGCCACCAGAATTTGCTACAGTAACATTGCCAATGGCTACATTGGCCGTAGTAGAAATTACTAGATTTTCAGTTGAATCAAATGTTGATTGTATTGCACCATTTGTATAAGTACCAGAATTTATGTATTTGATATACAGTGTATTTAATTCAGGTGCTTGAGAAATGTATCCTTGAACACTATCTACAATAATTGCAGTAAGATTGCTGCTGGATTTTATAATCCTACCATTAAAGTCTTCAATAGTAAAAGCAGAACCATTTGCATAATTATCATTAATTTTTACATATGAATATTGATTATCAAATGTAAAAGCACAACCTTCTAAAACTGATCCTTCTTTATATATGCTTTTACCGAATTTGTTAAGTTGATCTTGCAGTATACTTTGAGCAGCATTCATTTCGCGTGCTTGAACAGGCACACCAGGTCTAAACAATACGGCATACTGGTTTGAATTAGAATTATAGTCGTCGAAGTATGGACTGCGTGATAGATCCGTGTCTAAAGTCATTATTTCCTCTAAAACTTGATAACTATATTTATTTTCTCAGTTGATGTATTAGATCTTGTAAATGGAACAACATTTTCAATATAAGAAGTTGTTCCAGATCCTCTTACAAGTTCTGGATATAATATAGTATCTGATAATGTTGCAATTCCAGTTGCGCCAGAAGTAGCACCAGTTATAATATTAGTACCAGTATTAAATGTATTATACACATTATATAATACTAATGCTGGATATATATTAGTTATCTGTGCTTGTGTTGATAATTGATTTATCACTATTTCATTAGATGCAAAAGTGCCATTCGTATCAGTACATCTGACATAAGAATTATTTGCCCATAAAACAATAGCAGATGCACCAGTAGTATTACCCGTTAATTTATCACCATTTATAAATGTGCCAGTAGGTGCAGTTAATGTAAAATCAATATCTTTATTATATGTAAGTACAGTGCCAGTTCCATTAGAATACTGCTGTGTTACTTTTTCAAACTGAGAAAATACGCCAGTATTTGAAGTAAGAGGTATTCTGCAAGTCTGATTAAATGTATGACCAAAATTGGTTGTAGCATCTATATTACCATTTGCTATTGATATAGAAACAATATTAGCATAAGCATTTGTTTGTGAATCATATAATATATCATTAGCATTAAAATGACCGCTTATATCTGATAGTCTAACAATAGTATTATTTGGTGTTTGTATTATTCTACCGGTTGCACCGGTTTTTATTTGTGATACAGACTGCACATTGGAATAAACAGAAAAATAAGAAACACTAGAATTGACCATGCCATTTGCAGCAGTAGTTACTACATTGGCTCTAGCACCAGAAGCTAATCCAACTACACTGGTATTTACTGACTCTGTACCTGGAGTGCCATAAGTATAAAATGGCAAACTTGTTGCTGTATTAGAAACATTTTTTAATTCAAGATAAGAAGAATTAGCAAATACCATAACACCAGCTTTACCGGTATTAGCTTGATATACTATTTCATCATTAACAAAACTTGTACCATTATTACTGCCAAGATATAATTTTACTCTGTCAAATGTGTTTAATGTAAGTGTAGCATCATTAATTGTCGGATCTTCTAAAATACCTATTCTTCTATAATTTCCAGTTACTGGAAACTTATAACTTTCATTATCACCATTTGCAAATGTTACTGATATGCCAGCATATTTTGCAGCAAGTTCCATATATGTATTTGATCCATGACCATTTTCTGGACTTATTACCGTCTCTGCAGTAGCGCCAGAACCCCATACATTATTAGATGTTATAGTTACATTTGCTGTAGTATAATTTTGACCAGTGTTAATCATATATACTTCAGATATAGATCTATTTGGATTAACTGAGTCATCAGTATTAACGTACGCATATGCTAATGCACCATTTCCATCACCTGTAATAGATACTTTAGGTGATATAACATATTCTGTTAATTGATTTGGTGTTATACTGGTAAATAATACTTGAGCATTTCCAGTAGTATTACCAGAAGAGTTTGCTACAAAAATAGGCTGAGAACTATTAAAATCACCTATTGGCTGTTCTATTGTTATATTTGGATAACTTGTTACAGAATATATTTGTGCTTTTACATTTGAAGATTTGCCAATAACAAATAAATTGGCAGTCATTGTTCCACTTACAGATGTCAATTGTAATACTGAGTCATTTGCAAATGATACTATGCCATTTGCGCCTTGATTAATATCATATTCATTTATCTGTGTTACTTGCTCACCGGGTATGAATAACTTCCCAATTGGCTGTGTATTAGTAATACTAATATTAATTCCATTTAAATTTGTATAACTTATAGTTCCATATGCACTATATGTACTTGTAGATACTGGGATAGCAGCAGAAGGAATTAGATAATGCACATTTGAAATATAAGTTTGTGAAAATGGTGTATTAGCATCACAGATTATTACAGTAGAATTTACTGAAATAATTCTTCTAATCTGTGTATTAGATGTAGTATTTCCAATTTTAATATAATTACCAGAAGCATAGTTAGAAGTAAATCCAGTACCAGTATTTGCTATTACAAAATTATTTCCAGCTATAACAGTAACGTTACCAGATTTAAGAGTACCGGTTGAAGCAGAATTATAGAAAGGTAAATCTAAACTAAAATTATTAGATGAATTATTTTTTGTAACTATAAAATTAGATGAATTAGCTACTGCTATCGTGCCGGTAGCGCCTGTATCAGTCTGAATAATATTATTTCCAACAGAAAAATTACCAGTACTATATAGATATGATACATAAACTGAATTTTGTGTTACTCTATTACCAACTGATATTGTGCCTTGAACATTGGCAAGATTTAAATTTACATATACTGTAAATGGCGGATTTACTGAAAGACGTCTATCTAATCCAGAGTATTCAGTAACGTCTCTAATTTGACCAGCACCAGCACCTGCTTTTAAATATATGGTTGAACCAACATATAATCCATTTATTTGTGATGCTGTATTTGGAAGAATTACTTGATAGCCGCCTAAAAGTGTATTACGCAAAAATCCTTCATCATAAACTTGATAATTTGTACCTGAAGATGTAATATTAATATAATCTATAGTTCCAGCCACCGCTGATGATTCAACATTAGAGTTAATTGTAACTGGAATATATGAACTAGTAGAAAATTTATTATTAGCACTAGTTTCAACAGTATACATATATTTCCAAATATATCCATCAGAAGTTCTAAATGTGCCAGTAGGTGTATTTAATGATGGTTTAATAGTAGAAACTGAATTTTGATTATTGTATATACACTTATATACTTCACCTAGATCTGTTAATACATAAAAATCTTTATCAACTAAATCTGGATCATTTTTTGAATACTGCGCATAGATTGTATTATTAGTCCATGAATTCTTGCGAATCATATATGAAACATCAGTATTAGCTATAAGTTTGCCGTATACTAAATCTCTATACAGAGAGAGTTCAGTTTGTTCTATAGAAGCATTTGCTATAGGAGGATTAGCGTCATCACTCCATGGATCCGGCTTACCGACAAATATATAATATGATTTGCTAAGCTTTTTAATATTATTAATAAAGCTATCAATATTGTCAATTATTTGATTTACTGTCAGAATAGCCATTGTTTTTTCCAGATATCTTTATATATTCTATTTATGGTAATAATTCTAATTAAGCTAGAATTTCTAAATGATTTTTAACTATACTGATGCTCCTACAGAAACCATATATGATTCAACCGCGCTATCTAGAGTAAAGTGCTGAGTATCAGTAAGCGAACCACCCACTGACGCAAAAGCAATATTGGAACTATTTTTTGCAGATAGGGTAATGTCAAAAGAATTAAGTCCGACAATATATAAGCTATATTGCACTGGCGATATATTGTAATATGTAGAAGGCACCGTTACTGAAAGTGAAGTACCGCGCTTAAATATCCCAACAGTATTGTTACTACGATTAATTGATGTTAGACCTAAATTTGTATTTGCTACAGCTGTAAAACCAGAAGTGTTTAAATATGCAAGAACTGTGTTTCCCGTAGTTCTGGAATTAAAATACATTTGTCTATCTGCATTAACATCATCTTGAGCGCCCATGTCATATCTACTAGTAGAATTATTAAATCTATTATATACAGACATATGCATACTATTACTATTAAGAGTTATCGCATGAACAGACGGTATAAAATTAGTATTATACATAATGTTTGTTCCGTGAAAACCTCTATCTATAGTAAACGATGGGTTGTTTAAAAGTGTGGCAGTACGCAGCTGTTTCAAAGAAGTAGTAGCTTGAATAACATTTTCACATGCCGTTAGCCATAAATCATCTATATTATAAAAAGTATTATTAACTAATAAATTTTCAAATAATGTTGATACTAATGCAAGACGTGATGCTGATACACTTCCACCACGTGCAACTACAGTTGATGCCCATCTAGATGCTAAATCGTAACCTATACTTCCAATTGTAAAACTTTCTGGTATTGCTACTTCATTTTGTATTTCATTTACTATTCTAAATGAACCATATAATGCTATACCAGCTGGATGCACAAGATCTCTAACAAATTTTTCATAGCTACTAAGCATTTTAGTAGCTATAATATCATATGATTGTGTTTGCCAATATTGACTATCAATCACACGCTGTGTATCAGATAAAAATCCACTTCTATTAGCAAAAAAACCTGTTCCTATTCCATGCTTATCAACTACTGTAGTTCCAGTAACAACAGTTTGATTTTGTGTATTAGAAGAACTTAAAGTAACATAAGAATCAGGTGAATATGCAAAACCAGAATCATATATATCTGCGGCTATAGCTATACCGACAGCACTTCCAGTATCGCCTGTAACCGTAGCATTATAACCTTTAAACCCAGTTCCATCTTGTATTTTTAAGTCATAAATTTCTGGTTGTTGAATTGTTACAATTGGATCAGATGAATAACCACTTCCAGGATTAATTTCAGATAAGTATGCTATAGTTCCAACTTCTATATCATAAGAATTTAAAGCTAATCCAATTTGTATATCTAAATTTTTATTTGCAATAGTCGGTTTTGTAAACTCTGGCCAATTTGTATTTCTAGTAAATGAGCTAACAGTGGCAGTTGCAGTAGTATTAATATTAGTTATACTTGATCCTGGCACAAAATAGCCAAAATTTGCACCAGTTATAGTAAGAACACCACCAAGATAACTACTAATAATGCCATTTCCATATGCATTTTGTACTGGCAAAATTGTATTAATACTCATTATTGAACTGGTAGTATTACTAATTAAAGTAATACCTGATACAAGATTTGCATTAGTTATATCAGTACCATTTACATATATTAAAGTTCCATCTGATCTATATACAGTAAGATTAGTTATATTGAGACTGGAATTAGATAAATTTTCTCCATTTGCTAAAGAATTATCTACTAATAAATTAATGTCCATTGGCACTACATTAACACTAGATGTACTTCTAACTGTATCACCATTATTCCAAGTACCAGTAGCGCCTGTTATAGCTACATTACATCCAACAGCTATATTATCCATTGTAGTATTATTAGAGTTACCGATAATATCTGTTGTTATATTAAATATTTCTTTATCTACAAGATCTCCTATTTTAAATGTAGCACCAGCCCCACCACCGCCTGTTACACTAATAGCAGGATTAATTGAAAATCCAGAACCACCATTTATTAAATTAAAAGTAACTTTTCCATTTTCATCTCTAACTGCGGAAATACGTGCTATACCACCAGTGCCATCACCATTAACATTTAAAAATTCTCCAACAGAAAAACCAGCACCGCCATTTATAATACCAATTGAAGAAAGTGAACCAATAATAAGTGGTGCATTATCTATGGAAATTGCTAAATTATAATCAGATTTTTCTATTTCAGTTAACTGATTATACTCAAAATTACTTATTTTATTACCAAATGCATTAACATAAAGATCATTACAAATAATTTTATAACCATATCTAAAAGATCCAGTAACTGCTGAAAGTGTTAATATATTAATAGTTTCATTATTTACTATTTTTGTAGAATAGTTTTCAACTACAGCAGATGACTGTAATGAACTATCATATATGATTTTTCCAACTATATCACTTAAATATTTGTTACTAGATATTTCAATATAAATTGGCCTGGTATATTGATTATTTGAAAGTCTAAATAAATCATTGCCAGGTATATATACTTGTATATCTTCATTGAAAAGTATTCTGAATAGCAATTCATAAGATCTAAGGGATCCCTTTGATCTATATAAATCTAATATATGCTTAGAAAGAAGACGCTTATCAGCCACAATGCTTTCTGGTATAGAAAGCATATACTTATTTTTAAAATACTTAATAAAAGTATCAAGAGTATTATCAATATCAGAATACTCATATAGGCTTCTAGATTGCTCTAAAGGATTACCTACTGATTCTAGCCATTCGTAATAAGCTCGAGTAAACGCAATAAAATTTGATCCATATTCTTTATAGAATTCTGGAAAATGCGTCTGAATAAATGGCGATATATATTTTTCTACAGACATTATCCGCTTACTACACTAACAGAAACACCAGAACCAGTATCTATCTGAAGAAGATTATTACGACTACAATATATATCTTGATTTACTGGTGCTGCAAAAATTCTAAGACCACCTGTTGGTACTGCATCATAAATATATGAATTAATATTAATTATACCATTATTATAATCAATAAATCCTGCTATACTATAATTACTCGCAGTTGTTGTTACAGTTTTTTCTAGTCTAAATAAATTGCCTGCAGTATTATTTACACCTGAAATATAATCAGTATATACGTACGTTTTACCTTCAGACAAGAATTCATTACTGATAATACTAGCTTGCTGTATTTCATTTGAATGAAAATCAACTTTTAGTGATACGGCATTTATTGGATTAAGATCAATGAATTTTTTGTATATAAATGCAGTTGTTTCATTACTTAATATACTATAATCGGTATTATCTATCGCACTAGTTAAATTAGACATACGAAAATTTCTACCAAACTGTTTTAAGTTATTATCATTAAAATCTGAAATAGTATCAATTACTACTGTTTGCATCTGATATGGTGTTAAACCGGTTTGATTATAGTCAATATGAACTTTAGATAAAAGAGTAATATATACAAATTCAGGATCAATAATAACAGGAGAAATTCCAAGAGATGATCTTGGTTGTAGAAATGCAATTAAATCTTTTTTTCTAGAATCGGTTAGTGCTGTTCCACTATATGTAGAACATGATACGTAAACTTTGCCATATTCAACATCACCAATACCTGATATAGTTTCACCACCATACGCATTAACACTTTCTATATCTGGAAAATTTGCCAAAATAAGATCAATGTAATCTTGTGTAGTAACAACACGTTCTTGAGTTTGGAAATAACGTGGGGCATTATATCTAATAGATTCAATACTTTCTGCATCTGCACCACTAGAAGATATTGCAACAGTAGTAGTGGTCATACCACTTTCTATTCTAGTATTATTTATTCCACTTAAATCAACTTCAATTGTAAATGTATCAATACCATTAGCAGCAGTTCCAGCGGTTGTTCTATATTCTGCTGTAATAACTGCGCCATTTAATGGTTTTCTTCCAAATACACCATCACCAAATACTATTTGATATCTATTATCAATATCGCATTGAAGAAAATATACTTCTGATAATCCATCTAAATCATATAAACTTTTAGTCTGCACATATTCGCTTATATATTGTCCATCATTTTCTGAAACGACAACTACCAAACTATTAGTATCTATATTTGAATCAAGAAGTGTAAATTTTTGGCCTTCATCATTATAATTAACTATAAATGTATCTTGAGAATATGAACCTTCATAAATAGCTAGATTATTGGCTGTAAAAGTTTGATTACCAGATAAAAGTGTTAATGTCTTGTCAGTTGTAAAAGTGTAGTTTCCAGATGAATTTTTACCGGTAAAAGATGTTCCTTTTGGAATAGTAAATGAAACAGCATTAGATGTAGGTATAATAAGATCAATTACAGCTTTAGAAGATCTATTAGATCTAGCTGTATAATTAAGCATTTTTGCATGAGATACTACAGAAGATCTTAGTTGCGCTGAATCTAAAAACATTTCAGAAGCAGCCATATTCAAATAAAATGCATTCATGAAAGTATTATAAGAAAGCACATCTAACAGGACGTTCATATTAGACCCGTCATAGTCATAATCTTTAAACGCAGACTGTGTGCGTAAAAAATTCTTAAGATTAGCTTTTAAAGTATCAAAATCCAGCGAGGCTAGACTAATTGATGAGTTTCCTGTTGCCATCTTATCTTACTCGCTGAAGAACTAGTTCCAGTGACAATTGATTTGGATTATTTATGATAAAGAAAAATATATTCACTGTAAATCTATTTTGATCTTCGTTATTAATAACATTAACTGATATATCATTTGCGCGTGTTTCATTTTGTTTTATTGTATTTATTATATCTTTTTTAAGATCATCTGCAGTAAATCCAGTATATGGCTCAAACAGCATTCTACTAACATTACCACCAATATTTGGATTAAATAATCTTTCACCAAGATTTGTAAGAACTAAGTTTCTTATTGACTGCTTTATAGAATTTTCATTAGTTATTCTAGCAATATCACTAGACAATGGACTCTTGTCAAATGATGACAAGAAATCACTGAAGTATTCTTGCTGTTTTGCAGTTGGTGTTTGATAGTCTATTCGTGCCATTGATGTTATTTATATCCTATGGAGTAGGAACTTTAGGCGGCTGTTTTACACTAGATGTACTAGTAACACCATTTGTATAAGTGTATATATGATTATTAGTATAAACATATCCAACACCGTAAGTATCCCATGCATTCCATGTAATTGCATGAGTAAATACTTTATCACCAGTAATATTAAATTCGCCCGATGATGTCATATTTATAGAAGCAGCAGATATGGTATAGTCTCCAGTAACTTCAACCGTCTTGCTTCCGCTTACTAATTCATAAGAATCGCCATTTACTACTGCGGTCATATTTCCAGCTACTATAGATGTTAAATCTTGACCAGCCGATGCATAGATATTTTTGCTTGCAGTAGCTGTCATATTACCACCAGATGTTACTGTGACATCTGATCCAGCATGTATTTCTGCATTTTTATTGACTGCTGCTATCAGATCTCCACCTATAGATGTAGTAACATTGCCATTCACTTCTATATGAGCATCTCCACCAACAACTAGACGGATATTACCACCTACTTTAATATCACCATTTTTGTCTATAGTAAGAGTAAGACCGCCCTTGATATACTTATAATCATTTGTTTGAACTAGCTCTACTTTTCTTCCATCTTCTGATATTTCAAAATAAGTGCCAGTCTTATGAGATAATCTGATACGTTCTCTGCCAGGAGTATCATCCCAATGCATCTCGTGCCCAGCACGAGTTATAGTAGCATTATTATATGGATACTTTGGAGCAGCAGTAGAAGGCGGAAGCCGACTATCTGCTTCAGAAGAACTGTTTAAAGTTTCTGTTCCAACCAGTTGACCCGTAACTAAATCGTATGTTGAAATTTCCATTTATCGCCTTCTAGCTGCGCGCGCAGCAACAGCTTCAGCTATAACATTTCTTGATTCAGCGGCTGCAGCTTGCTGTGTTTCTTGCTGTGCGCCAATCTGTTTCATTATATTTTCATTGTCTATTGCTGCAGAATCTATTTGCGCACTACTTACTATACTAGCATCTATTTGGTTTGCTAAATTGGTATTATCTACTGCTGTATCTGTCTGAGTACTATTTACTTCACTTGCTAGAGGATCTGTCGGCGATGCATTTACTTCATTAAATTCAGCTTGTTGCTGTTCTGATATCAGATAAGGATTAGAACTGGCAATTGTTGTATTAGAAGAAGGTTTAGTCGATGCTTTAGATGACGTAGTAGCAGGAGGATCTGCCTGAAGAGGCGGATCTGGATCAGCAGCTTCAATAGCAAATTCTCTGCTTTTATTTACAGATACCAGCACACTAGCTACTTGATTAATGCTGCTAGTAAAAGCGCTTCCAAATGAAGAAACCGTGCTTATGGCTTGATTTATTGTAGATCCAACATTAAGAGATAAAAATGAATTAACACTAGACAAAGATGTTGCTAAACTAAGTAAAGAAGATACTCCGCCAGGATATTGTGCTACTAAAGTTTGAAGTTGAATAGGAAGAGATGTTAGTGCTATTTGTCCAGTCGAAACTAGTCCGAGCACACTTGTTATTGCCTGCATTCCGCCTGGATATGTTTGAGCAAAACTAGATAACTTATTCATAACAGTATTTTTAGCAAATCCTGTAACAGAATTAACCATAGCGCCTGATAAATTATCTGGATCAACTTTACTTAATAAATTTAATATTCCCGGTGAATAAGATGTTAAATAACCTACACCTGCCGATACTGCTGGAAATACTGCACCAACTTGCGATATAGCAATAAGATTTTTTAATCCAAGAGCTGCATTCAAATCTTGACCACGAGCAGCATTTGCCATATCATTATTTTTTTGATCTATAACATAAGAACCATCTACAGTCTGACCAGTTTTAGTCGTACCAGCAGACTGCAAAGTTCCTGTTGTTATTAATATAGTTCTTTCGGAATCAGCAAAATAGCCATCTACTATAGTTCCAACAACAGCACCAACCGGCGAACTACCAACACCGAGAAGAGAAGCTCCCCATTGACTTCTTGGTATTGCCCATGGCAATTCACTATCTGGTATTAAAGATTGATTATCATGTAGACCAAATAAACGGACTTGAAGACGACCTTGTTGCTTCGGATCCATAACATTTACTACACGACCACGCCATCTTGTTCCACTATAGTCTGCTGTTCTATCTAACATAATATGTTATCCTTTAATTCAAGCATTCAAGTACGCACGAATAACGTGGTCTTTCACCCTCTGGATTAATCATATGACGAAGAGAAGAAATTATAAAATTGCCAGACACATTATCTTTTTTAGGGTTACCACTTAAAGCACTCTGTTGTTGAATATTAATATTGATTAGATCACCTGCTTTAAGTTTTGTATCTCCGAAAACTCTTAATCTTACTATATTTTGCATAAGCATACCTGAATATGCTAATCTATTAGGTGTTGATTCTGGTATATTAGTAATTGGTAATCTATTATCATATGGAATTGTAGAAGTGCTGCCAGGATATTTTCCAAACTTTGATATAAATGAAGGCTTATTCCAATTATTAGGATCACCATACTTATCATTTTTAGCAGGAAAATCAATAGACTTAGATATATACTCGTTAGTTTCAAAATTAAAAGTATTATAACGAGATTTCATCGTTCCTCTATCTATTCTATCTATTGCATTAAAATTATATGGTAATTCATATCCAAATATATTATTATCAGTAAGTTTAGTAATATCTGAACTAACTGCACTATCTTGTATAAAATTCTTTATGACACTTCCTTTAAACATACTTTCAATAGTTATAAAGTTGAACCCAGTTTGATTTTCAAAAAATACATAGCTTGAAGATTGGTTCTGAGCCGATACTGCTCTGTTGCGAATTCTATCTATGAATGGCCAAACTTTTTCGTTTTGTGCCAAAATATCTTGAATTCCTTTAGTCTCTTCAATATTAATCTTCTTTTTAGTTTTTAAGTAGTTTTTCAAAACATCTTGAATATTATGAGATATTAATTTTCCTTTATAACTCTTTTGTATATAGCCATATGTATCAACACCGCCAGATGCATAAAAAGCTTCCTCGGAAGTGCAAAGAAGAGTCATAGTTCTAGATTTATATTGCGCACTAGGCTCAAGATTCATTGGTTTGTTTATAAGAAACTTATATGTTATTTTATTACCGCCGGGTGTTTGAAATGTTATATCAAATGGTTCGCCACCTGATAATTTAAGAGCTGAAAACAATACATCATCATTATCTCTTACATTAATTTCGGCAACAATACATGGTACAAATATACTTTCATATATTGAACATGATATAAAACCAGTAGAAATATTTCTACCAGCTAATGTCATGCTATTAATAATAAGATCACCTGGTTGATATGAGTTTAATGCCATATGATTAAAGTAAATTAGCTAATGTATCAGACATCTGTGAAGATATATCTTCAGCTGCAGATGGATTAATTAATCTTATTGTTTTATTTTTTAGATTTTTTTCTAATTCATCTTCATATATTGTTACTGGACTCCAATATACAGAATCTGCAGTTGTAATATTATTAGCCAATACTGATACACTGGTTATAATATTATTTGTAGAACTTTCCGTTCCATAGATATAACTGTTTGAAAAACTAATAGTGTAACCATCTGGTGCAGTATCGACATAACCACTGGTATGCTGAATAGTAACAACTGTTGTATTTGTTGTTAGTACTTGTCCACTGCCAGTAGTAGAATAAGAACTACTATTATAACCAAATCTTACATTAACTATTTCATTATTTACATATAATGCATTTCCTAGTATATTATATTTTACTATTTTATTAGTTTTAATAATACTATCTAGTCTTTTTCTCTTATATCCAGTAATATTAGATCCTGTAAAAGTTGGTTCATAATAGCGTTTAGCTGTATCTAGATATGTATTTCCAAATGCATTTTGTTTAGATATATCTGGTAAACTATTATAAGTTGATATATCTATTATGATTTGATCATTATACCAATTATTTCTATAATAACTAATTTTTGCAGTAATCTTATCGATATTTCCATACTTTTTAAACAAATAATCATTAAAAACATTATCGGGCATATACCAGTCATAGTATGGATCGGTTATCCCATTAGATAGATATACTATCCAGCTCATATATTGATCATTTAATAGACGATCAGCTAATTGGTCAGGTCTTTCATTATTGTCAATATCATATGGATAATATAAGAAATCATTTTTAGCTGGAAAATCACGTACTACTACTCTTTCTGTTATATTAACAGCTAAAGAATTATTATAATTAATAAGTGGAAATTTGGAAAAATAACTTTCAGACATTATTCAACCTTATTTTCGTGACATCATTGATGCACCAGCGACCATATTATTTTGAAAATCTAACTTTGTCCAGTATTCAATTTCCATTAATTGAATATCTATACTTACTTCAGTTGGTACATTTTGACTACCTTTAAAGAAGGAAGGTGTAGAAGCAGGTGCATAATTAACTGACAAATCTGTAATTGCACACGGCTTGAATCTATATAGAAAATCATCATTTGAGTAAAATCCAACCTGAACCATACTTGGATAATTTAAAAGTGTGCCGCTTGAACTTGCTGCTACATCAGGAAGCATATGCCATTTAAATTCATTTACTATAGAAGTTATTATTCTAGACTCTTCTGGATCTCTTGCTAATAATTTCCAGTTAAAACTATGTTTTTTGAAACTTGGTTCTTTAAACATAACAGTTAAAAATGGATTGACAGCAAGTCCTAATGGTTGTAAAAGTTGTTCTAATCTTAAATCAGCACCAGCACCCAATGTTTGATTAACACTTGATAAAGTATCTTTAAATTTTCCAATTGATGCACCTGCTGCTGCAGCTAAACCCGTTTCTCCTGCAGCTATAAGACCGGCTGTTAATTTATCTATAGTATTAGCATTGGGATCTGATTCTTTTTGAGCATGAAAAAGTACTGATTCTAAAATTGCACCAACAATTGGATCTGATTTGTCTGTACTCCATTCAGCATGAAATTTATCTTGTATACTTTTAGCAACTGGTAATCTAATAGTGCCAGCTTTTTTCATATATGGTTGATCAAAAATTGATCTACGCTTATATTCATGAAAATCAAATGACATGCTTAGTGAAAATTTATCTAAATCTCTTGGAAATACGAGTGGCAAAGTACTTATTTTTTTCTCAAATGGTCTTTTACTGGCAAGAGCAAGACCTACTACTGCAGCTGTACCTGCAGTAGCTAGTAGATTTGATAATCCAACTCTGTTAAATAATGTTCTAGCTAAATCTATTGTAGTATTCGCCATATCTTATTATTTTTCCTCATATTGACTTATTTATCATACATAAATAGCAATCATGAAAGGTTTATTTAAGCCACAAAATCCAGCTAAATATATGGGTGATCCAACAAAGATCGTATTCAGATCATCTTGGGAACTAAAATTTATGTCTTATCTTGATCAACACACCGATGTTATTTATTGGCAATCTGAAGAGCTTTTCATACCATATAAATCGCCAGTAGATGGTAGATATCATAGATATTTTCCTGATTTTATTGTTAAAAAGAAAGAAAGTGATGGTAGTATAAAAACTGCCATTATAGAAATAAAGCCAGAAAAACAAACAAAACCACCAAAGCATCCTGGAAAAGTGACCAAAAGATATATTAATGAAGTATATACTTGGGGCATAAATGATTCTAAATGGAAAGCTGCAAGAGAATATTGCGCTGATAGAAAGTGGACTTTTCACATATTTACTGAGAAAGAACTAGGCATAAAATGGTAACCTCTATCTTTCAGACATTATCAGAAAAAGCACAAAATGCTAAGATAAATCCAAAGAATGCAATTGTATCACGGGAATGGTATAGAAATACAGCTGCTAAGATTCAACAAATAAACAATAACCGTGTTATAGATCCTAAAAATGTTAGAAGTAATCTAAATACTCAAAATATTGGTCAAATGTTTATGTTCTTTTATGATCCTAAAAATAAACAATCTCTTCCATATTATGACAGATTTCCTTTAGTATTTCCTGTAGAACTATATTCAGATGGTTTCCTTGGAATTAATTTACATTATTTGCCACACAAATACAGAGCAAATCTAATGGATGCTTTATACTCAACTATAAATAATAACAAGAATGATAAAACTACACATCTTAGAATAAATTACGAAATATTAAGGTCAGCATCTAAAATGAGATATTTTAAGCCATGCTTAAAGAGATATCTATCAGCACATGTACTTCAGAAATTTCTATACATAGATCCTGAAAACTGGGATAAGTGTCTAATGCTTCCTACAGAACGTTTTGCTAAAAAGAGTAAGTCATATGTTCAAGCTGAAAGCACACGTATGGTAGCTGGAAGACTATAATGTTTAATGTAGCAGATTTCAAAAGCTATCTATCAGGAACAGGCACTCTACCTACAAACAGATTTTCTGTAGAGATTCCTGTACCAAGAGTTTTATTTGGTGCAGAAGTAGTAGTAAATAACTGGAGAAGACCAATGCCAGGCTTTACTGAAGATTTGCAGTTTAGAGCAGAATCTATTACTGCACCTGGTGTTTCATTAGATATGACTAATGTCAATAGATATGGTATTGGTCCAATTCAGAAATTTCCATTTAATGCTAATTTTACACCAGTTTCTATAACATTTTTAGCTGATAAAGATAGTCTTGTTTGGATATTCTTTTATAACTGGCTAAACAACATTTTTTCATATAGTCATGATGATACAAATCCAAATGCAGACTTTTTAAGATATCGTGCTAACTACATGGTAGACTATGTAGTAGATCCTAAAATAAATGTATATGATTATGATAAAGTATTGTCTACTACTATACAACTTATCGATGCTTATCCAATAAGTATGAATGATATAAATTTATCATGGAGTGATAATAATCAACTGATGCGTATAACAGTGACATTTGCTTATCGTCACTGGAGAATAACAAATGCTGTAATGGCTGATAATTCTACCAAGAGTCCTGGGGTTGCATCACTTAGTATTCCACAGAGATCAAATCCATTAAGTACTACAAAATATTCATCAAATACATTTACAAATACTCTTGGTGAAGAAGTATATACCGGCGGTGCCGGTGCATCAAGAGGCAATCGTAATAGAGCTATTAGAACAATTAATAATCCGGATTAATACATTATAAGGTTTGATTATGACATTACCTAAAATACAGCATCCTACATTTAAAATTGTTGTTCCATCTACTAAGAAACAATTATTATTTAGACCATTTTTGGTAAAAGAAGAAAAAATTCTTCTTATTGCTAAAGTTGGTGAAGATTCAACTGATATTTTATCAGCAATAAAACAAGTTGTAAATAATTGCTGTGAAGAAAAGAACTTCAATATTAATAAACTAACTATTTTTGATATTGAATATATCTTTTTAAAGATTAGAGCTAATTCTGTAAGTAATAAGGTAAATCTTACTTTTAAAGATTTAGAAGATGAAAAAGAATATACTTTTGAAATTGATTTAAATACTGTAGAAGTAGAATATCCAAAAAACGTTGATAACAGAATTATTATTGATGAAAAAGTGGGTATTATAATGAAGTATCCAAGCGCATCGATATATGATGATAAAGACTTTATGAAACTTGGTAAAGATTCATTATTTGAATTAATCATTCGATGCATAGACAAAATCTATAAAAATGATGAAATGTTTGATACTTCTAGTTACACAAGAGATGAATTAATTGAATTCTTAGATAACTTGAATGTTAATACATTTGAAAAGATACAGCAATTTCTTACTGACTCACCTACTATGAGATATGTGATAAATTATAAAAATTCACTTGGAAATGATCGTAAAATTGAGCTAACGACTCTAACTGATTTTTTTACATTGCGCTGAGTCATAATACTCTAGAAAATTATTATAAGACTTTATTTGGTCTGGCTCAGCATCATAAATATAGTATTAACGATTTAGAGAATATTATACCATTTGAATTAGATATATATGTAAATATGTTGAAAGAATACATCCGTGAGCAAGAAGAAAAACAAAGAAACAGCGGAATGTAATGAAAAAAAAACGCGGTAGGAAGTCAAAACAACAAACAGATAATTTCAACACAAAAGAAGGTGTATTGAAATTCGTTGATGATATGTTCGATAATAAAACATCAGCATCAAATTCATCTGACACGAAACAATCTGCTAAGATTATTGATATACGCAAATTTGCTCAAGAAAAAAGTAAAGGCGCAACAGGTGGAGCGCTTAAGCAATTAGATCCAATTATTCGTAAAATAAGCGGTGATTCTAAAAAAACTGACAGTGATACTATAGCAATTAAAAAAAATATTAATGATAATGCTTCATCCATAAGACGTGTATCTTCTTCTGTAAGTATTTTAGAAACACGTGTAGGAGATTTAACCGAGCAATCTAATAAAACACTTGGTATGCTTGGAGATTTAATATCTGAATTCAATAAATTTAAAAATGAAACCAGTAAACAATTTGAAAAAATAAGTAAACAATCAGATAGTTCAAGCGGTGGTATACTTGGCACTATAAGTGATTTAACATCTGGAATACAAAATAATAAATCCAAAGCAAATGCCGCAAAAGCTCCAGCCAAAACTGTATCTACAGCAAATAGTGCATTGAAATCGGTAAGCTCAGCCGCTAAACTTGGTCTTAAAACACTTCCTGGTGTTGGCGGCCTAGTAAGTGGTGTGGCTGAATATATGGAAGGTGGTGAATTAGGTCGTTCAATTGCAGCTGGTGCTGGCACTATTCTGGGTGGTATACTCGGCGGTGTTCTTGGATCTGCTCTTGGCCCTGTTGGTACCGCTGCTGGTGGTTTGGCTGGTTCAATGGCTGGGGAAGAATTAGCTAAATCTGGGTATGACTGGATTTTTGGTAAAAAGAAACCGGCAGAATCTGATGCTATAAAAAAATCGCGTGAAGATCGAGAAAAACCGAGTGATTCTAAGTCTGGCACATCAGTATCTTCTCCATCTCCTGGTATGACACCTGGTGTGACAACAACAACTGCTGGTAATGGATTATCTGGCGATAAATCGCAACCACAACTAAAAGGTATAGGCGAAACCGGTAATGCTACAGAAGCTATAAACTATTTTACACAAAATGGTTGGACACGCGAGCAAGCAGCTGGAATTGTAGGAAATCTACAGGCAGAGTCCGGACCAAATATGAAAACTGACTCAATAGGTGATGGTGGAAAAGCGTATGGTATAGCTCAATGGCACCCAGATCGTCAAGCAGTCTTTAAAAAAGTATATAATAAAGATATAAGAGAAGCTGGATTTAAAGAGCAATTAGCATATGTTAATTGGGAATTAAATAATACAGAAATCGCAGCTGGTCGTGCTTTAAGAGCAGCAAAAACTGCAGAAGAAGCTGCTGATTTAATTAATAGACTATATGAAAGATCAGCAGATAAAACAGGTCAGCGCGCTGCTAATGCTATTGCTTTAATAAAAAATAATCAACAAGCAGTTTCACCAACAGCGGCGCCGGAAGGCACTTCAGCGCCAAATGCAGTGCCAGTAGAAACCGGTGTAGCTACACCTGGTGAAACTTTTGTTAAACCGGTTGCCGGTAATGCACCAGTAACTGGCAGTGATTCGTCAACAACCTCAACACAGGGTATTAACAAAGGTATTGCAGAAAAAATATCATCAATTGAATCTAGCTTTGGTAAACTTAGTGTAACAAGCGGTTATAGAGATCAAAAGAAAAATGATGCGGTGGGTGGCGCTAAAAATTCAGCGCATACAAGAGCAAATGCTGTTGATGTTACATTTAGTGGTGATGAAGTTAAGACATTAAAACTTGTAGAAATTGCATCTAAAGCTGGTATTGGTGGAATAGGTGTATACAAACCAGGTGTTGTACATCTAGATACAGAATCACGCAGAGTATGGGGCCCAGATTTTACACAAAATTCAATTCCTAAATGGGCAGCCGGTGCATTACAGGCTCATATGACTGGGCAATGGGGTCAGTATGATGCTACTGCTGCAGGAACAAAAGCAAATATTTCTGAAACAGGTAATACAAATACTACGAGTCCAGGCAGATCTACAACTTCTTTTGAAGGTAGTACTGCTGGTTTAAGTGGTATGAATTTCAAAGGAATGGGTGCAACTTCTCAAGGTATGTCATCGGGATCTATACAGACATCTAAAGCACAGATTCCTGGTCCACTTGGCATGGTAACTAGAACACCTGGAATAGGACAAATGGCTGGTCTAATAAGCACTGTGTCAACTGGTGGTTCATTAATACCAAAATCTCCAATGGATATGATTGGCATGTTTGGAAGTATACTTAATGCTATAAGCAGCGGCAAAAATAATAATGTAAGAGCACCAAATCCTACATTTACACCAGATGCATATCAGAATAATAATGTTCCGCCAGCTTTGCCTTCACAGCAAATACTAAGTGAACTATTTGATATGAAAAATGCACCAGATTATAATCCAGGTGGATAAAAAAAAGGACCCAACTGGGTCCTTTTTGTTTTAGGAAGCTAACTTCCGGAAGAAATTAAGATCATCATCTTTTTCGTTTGCTTCATCCATTACTGGAGATGGAGCAACACGCGATCTTGACTGTGGAGGAGCAATAGTATCTTCCTGCTCCATAACATTTGAAGTGCGTCCTTCCATAGGAGTTGAAAGTACGCGGGTTAGCTTTTCCTTAAGCTCTTCATACGTCTTAAAGTTAGATGGCTTCAAGAATTCCTGTAGTGAGTATTCCTGTGAGTGAATCATCTCTAGCTTACTATCATCCTTATGAAGTACTGAAGGATTCATGAAAGCTGACTTATCGTAGTTGCGATATCCTTCAACATTACGAATCTTAAGTGCGAGATTTGCGCCTTCCCAGAAGTCAAATGGATTTAGCGGCTTTTCATCAGGAAACTGAGGATTCATAACCTCATTCAACTTATCAAAAATCTTCTTACCATACTTGAATAGAAAAACCTTACCATTATTCTCTGGATTTCCATGATCTTCAACAACATAGATATTAGAGATAAAGTGAAGACGTCGCTTCTGCTTACGCGCGGTATCCTTATCAGACTCTACACCAGAATTCCAGAGAGCCGAATTTACTTCACTAACTGGATCTTTCTGTCCAATTGTAGTAAGAGAGTTTTCAATATACCAAGAACCAGATGGACCCTTGAAACCATGATCAAAGATACGTACAAAGGGAACTTCTTCATCTCCTGGTGCAGGAAGAAATCTAATGACTGCATAACCATTGCCAACCTTATCTACAGTTGGTGCCCAAAATCGCTCGTCATTCTTGCGCTCATACTTAGCATTAAGCTTCTCAAGCTCTGATGTCAAAGTCGAAAGTGACTGTTCACCGCGCATTGCCTTAAGTCGTGCAAAATCTACCATTTTATTTCTCCGTATTAATGTGTATTGTTGTATTGAACATATTTTCTTAGGACAGCGTGTCCTCAATTATTTATATGTCAATCTTGCATCTTGAATGTGTCAAGAATAATTTGTTTATATTTTGTTGTATCAATATCCATGAATGGCATATACTTTGCAATCTTATGCGATAGTTCATCCCACACAGGATCATCAGCCATTTTCTTATTCCAATGTTTTATACACCCTGTAAGTGTACATATAATACAAAGTGTTTCAAACATAATCTCACCAGATAAGTACTGTACTACTATTTTAGGATGTGTATTAGCCTCCACAATTAAGTTAGAATTAAAATCGGAGTTTAATTTTCTAAGATCTTGTTTAAACATATATGACATAGACTGCTTTTTCTTAAGCCAGTCTGCATACTTTATTTCTGCTTGTTTATCATATGCAAGTGTTCTAATCCATATCTTTGGATTATCTAGAATATTAACCATCAAAAAATTAAGTGGATCATTATGCTTTGCAATTTTAGCAAAAAAGATCTTATCATTTCGTTTTTCAAATGATTCTGGTTTGAGTTTAGTTTGACCTTTATAATGAAAATAGTTATAGTCAGAAGTAAAATGCAGTTTTAAAGCAGAATAAGTCTTATAAACTTCAAATGGGCTCATGGCTGCTTATCTAGAATATCTTTAAAAAAATGCTTAAGTTTTTGATCAAAATCGGTGTGTGATAATGTTATTTTTGCAATATAAAGATTATGAATCTCATCCAAGAATCGGCTCGTGGTCATAGAATTCATAGACTTTCTATCATCAAATTCAAATTTATTCATATCTTACCTTTTTCTATCATATCATTTATGAATCTAATATAAAGACCAAATTCTCTACCAGCAGCATCTATTTCCCATGGTTGATCCCAATAATCTACTTCATTTATGTCATATTTTTTGCCGTTAAATTTCACTAAATGATGCATGGTTTTTCTATTATAATGCACATATTGGTATGATGCATATTGATGTGCATGTACCATTTCATGCGCAAGAGTAATAAGTAGTGGTTTTTGACTCAATTTTTTATTGATAAAAATATCATACTTGTATTTACACTGTTTTGGATTTTTATATGTGCATTCGCCAAAAAGATCCATGGACAAAGGTGCAATATGTATGGTCAATTTCATTTTTCTATATATTTTACTACCAAAAAGATGGCGACCATACCATCTAGCTGCAAACTTTATTAGTTTTTTATTTACTTTCTTGGTGGTTCTGCCCTTGATAGTAAGCTGCATAGAATCTCCGAGTAGTATTCATGAGTATATATACTACTTTTAGATTGGCAGTTTAGCGCCTTTCTTCTTCATAAAATTAAGATCTTCTGCTTCTTGTCTGATTCTAGACTTAAGAACACGATTATTTTTGACTATAGAAGATACAGTTTCAACTTCTAGTCCTTTTGCTTCACACCAATATACAACTGATTCCATGTAACTAAGATTGAGAGATTGATGAATAGTTTCAATATCAGAAATAAATTCTGTAATATTAATTACGCCCACAATACAACTCCCAAAATTAAACAATTTACTTTATGCAATAGTAAAAATGGCATCAAATCCCTCTTCTTTATTTGGAAAATCAAAATTAGAAATCATATCATCAATAACATTTTGTGGAATATACTTCCCAGGTCTAGAAGCAAGTCGGTGCTGCCATTCATCTTTTTCAGGTGTAGGAAAATAATATGCATACTTAGAATAATGCTCAGGCACCTGAGACATTAAGCGTTTACGTGATGCACGTGTAAGATTAGTTCTATCAATAATAATATCATTCTTGTTTTTAAGAGCAATAGCCAACTGCTTATTAAAACGTTTAGTTGCTTCATCAATAAAAAGTTTAAATCCCTGGGTATAAGTAATTCCCTGCAAGGCACACATTTTTTCTACAATAGCGTCTGTAGAAAGAACTATTGTACCTGGATTCTTATTGTTATTGATGTAGGTAGACTTGCCAACACCCGGCAAGCCTACCAATACAATAAATGAATGAATATTCTTAGACATTATTATTACCAATCGTGTTTAATAATAGTATTACATTTTTGAAATGATCGATTAGATCCAAGATGTGACATTACAAAAGTAATTACTGATTCAATAGTGCATCGACTATCCCAATTAGCAAATACAAAAGTTCTCATAGTGTCATCAATATGCTTAAAGTTGAGAGCAAAATCTTTACGAGTTACTGTTTTTTTATGAAGATCTTCCAAAATATAATTAACTTCATCACAAAATACAGTAATATCATGCATAATATCAGTTGCAAACTTTTTAAGTCGTGCCTTATCAACATCAGAAAGCAATGAATAAAGATCATCTACTTTATTATCAAGAATAAGAGCAATTACATCTTTTTCATTTTCCAAAAGAGACTTAGCACGATGAAGTGACACATACGTATCAGTTTTTAGCTTTACCATGTGTCCATCGTCAAATCTAATAACTACTCCCTCAATATCTTCTCTCTTACGCAGTTCCTGTATAAATGTATCTAGATCAGAAATAGGTTCCATGGTCTGTACCATGGGAATTTGCAAATCATGACATAGTCGATCAAATGAAACATACTCTCCAGTTTCATTATCACGCACAGCAATAAGAACAAGGCGATCTTCAGGATAGTCAATAACAATCTGCTGCGAACGTGAGCACCACTCAAAAATAGGAGTACAGTCTTGCTCAATTACATTCAACACAAATCGTTCATAAGGAATAGTAGATTTAGATACAAATTCTGCTGCCTGCGCACTGACATCAGTAATACCCATCTTAGTAGCCCAATTCAATTGGCTATTAATCATCAATGGAGTTATCATAGAACCATCTAGCTTTTCAAGAATTACATGATGCTTAGACAAATCAATCATGGACACGTCTTCACGTTCACCGAAATTGAAAAACTTATGAAGACGCCGTGATAGAATTTTACCATCAGTATCAAAGATAAGCCCGCGCATTTCACGCATTACTGCAGTACGACGATCGATCACTTGTGGATGAGTGTCTTTTCCTGCAACTAGATAATTGGCAACTACATAGCCATCACGCTCGCCAATATAAAAATTGGGATTGTCATTAACAATTGCTTGAACTTCTTCAAGCGTTATATTTTTGGGGAATTCATAATGTAAAGTCATAATTAATATTACACCAATTATTAGTATAAGTACACTACAGTTTTACTACTTTAAGAAGAATAGTATCAGAACTAATTCGCGACTTACATACAATATTCTTACTAGTAATTTCATTCATAATATTCTTTAGAGTTACTTTACCACCAGACAAAATCTTAGAAAGTACTTGTTCCGGCTTACGCAGTTTTTTACTGAATGAAGTAGTATCAGCGAATCCAGTAATATTAACAGTCTTCACACCAAGACCGCTTTGATCTTGAGCTCTATATACACTCAAGATGCGTGTTTTAGTATTGAAAGTCCACAATTCTTGTGCAGCAAATATTTGCTGCGGATCAATAGATACTAGCTTATATTCCTGATCATTCTTTTTATACTTGAAGTTACGAAGAAGTTTTTCAGTAGAAATAGTCTTCGGCTTACGATTAGCCTTACGAACTTTCTTAGCATTTTCGCCAAAGACAGTAGCATCATGTATAATAGACTTATACATTTCTAGCATCTTTTTAACGCGTTGCTTGCTATACCGTGAATACGCTTCTTTGAGTTGCAGATCGGTTCCTTCCAGAACTTCTTCGAGTTCTAGAACCATTTTGATATAATAATCACAGATAAACGTAGAATATGTCGGAGGAATCATATTCTTCTGAAGATATTCATATGTAGAGAAAGTATCACCCTTATCGATAAGGGTTTCAATTCCACCAATAATATCTCTGGCACGTTCACGGATATTTGCCTGAATATCTACTGGAATCTTTTCAACTTTTTGTTTTTCTTTCTTAGTAGTCTTAAGAGGATCATCTTCTTTAATAGCAATAGCTTTCGTAATACGATCGATAAGAAACAGTTTCGAACGTTCAGTAACTGAGCCACCGAGCATAATGGTTCGACAAATCCAGCCAGCAGTCGTGGGAACACGGCCATCAGGAATTGCTGCGCACTGGTGGGCAATCTGCTTTTTGCCAAGTTTATTCATATAATCTACAATGTAGTCGCGTGCATCGGCTGCACTACACATATAACTATACCAAGAATAAATCTTGCCAAGTTCAGTGTCAGTAAGAACATGACCATCGTGAACTGGCTCTTCACCAATATACTTAGAGTTAATAAGAAACTCTTCAGTACTAGAAATGCGATTTTTCTTTGGTCGCTTGAAACGACGGTCTTGGATTCGTTTAGTAGCAGCCATTAATAATTCTCCATCATATGATAATTATACCATATATCTAGACCAATGTACAATAAAAAAAAAGGGGGAGAATTCTCCCCCTTTTTAACTAACCTGCCATTTCAAGAGCCTTTTCCATTGCCTTGGTTTTAAGATTTCGATTGTATCCATACCAAGAGTTGGTAAGACGATTATCTACACTCTTACCAAGAAGATGATCAGTCATATATGTTACAGTATTAAACAACTGCCAGAAGCTGCCCTTTGCAAACTCAGCACCAGGCTGAGTCTCGACAATGCTAAGAGCAGTATTTGCATTACGAGAGAGCTTCAGATCACCAGTAGCATTAGCTGCCGTGGGGAAGACAAACCTAAAATAGTCCATGGCATTTTCAGCGGTAGCCTGCTTAGAGCCAAGGAACTGAGCCATATCCTTGTACTTAGCCAGTTTACCGGTAGCAATACCAAGCATGGTCTTGACGTCACCAGCATTGAACTGAGTACGATGTGAAATCTTAATCATTCGCTCTACAGCAGAGTTAAGTGAAAGAGTAAGAGTATTATTACACACAACACGAATTGGAGTAAAACGCACATCAGTAGAAAATCCATACTTATGGAAATTACTGAAAAGCATATAGGAATCAATTCTATCACCCTTGAAGAGTTCAAAGGATTCCTTTACCTTGGCAAGACCCCAGACAATCTGGCCATTCTTAAGTGAGCCTGCAGTTTCCATATGCATATCGCCTGCCATAATATATTCATTAAAGAATTCAAAGGCTTCCTGATTCTGTACAGGATTCCAGTCTTCCGAAACAACATCAATCATGTGATGATCAGTATTTCGGACAAGAGCAGACTTACCAATAGCTACATTCTTACCATTGATATTAGCATAAGCCGGAATCTTTTCCACTGTCCAATCAAGATTAGCAGCCTTAAGCATCTGCTCAGGAGTCAGATCAGGAAGAACTTCCTTACCCAAGCCGTGCCAGGGCTTCTGACCAACATACGCCATCGAAGCCTTACCATCAACCATTTCAATTTCATGTGCCATAACAAATATCCTATTCACTGTTTCACTGTATAGGATGGAATTCCCATCCAATATAGTCATTCTATATCATATAGATCTAAATGTACACAACTAAATGATGTAATTTTATTATTTTTATTTGATAACTATTGAAACTTATGATTTTTGAACATAGAAACAACTTCTTGTACGTAATCCATAGTATTCTGTACAAACACCTGAGGACCATCATGTTGAGTACAGATTAGTACTACAATTTGTGGTATGTTTATGTTATGCAGCTCGCCAGTCATAAGAGCATAACATGTAGCTTGCTGAAAATAACCGCGTATATTATTAATGTCTTTTGGTTGTGATGCTGTCTTAAAATCTACAATAGATGGAATTCCATCAAATCTAGCTATTACATCAGATCTACCTGCTGTACGAAGACGATGAGAATATAGTGGATGTTCTACTCCATATACTACATCTAGTCTCTTGTCAACAATAGGTTTCATTTCATCGAAAAGCATCTTATTGAATGGCATGATTTTATCGATATCAATATCATTCATAAGATATTTTTCAAACATCTTATGAACAGCTGTGCCTCTGACAGCTGCTCTATTTGTAATTTCTTGAGCTTTTTCTTTACCTACTCGTTTTTGCCATTCCCAGAGCCATGTTTTATCTGAGTATGAACCAATAACAGTAGTAACAGATGGATATTTTTTACCGTCAGGTGTTGTATAAAATCTTCCTGTATCAGTAGTTATAGATTTTAATTCTTGCTTTTCTAGCAATTCATACTTAAACACTTATTCCCAATCTATCCTTAGTAATAATATAATCGCGCACAAGACTTGATCTGACAATATCATCGCTATTAAAATCTACAAATTTAAACGACTTCATCTGTTTAATAATAGACATAAATTTTATAATACCGCTTTTTTCGTTTTCACGACGAAAATCAGATTGTCTAAAATCACCACACATTAATATTTTACAATTTTTTCCAATTCTAGTAATTACAGAATCGAGTTCGCCCAAGTCCATATTCTGAATCTCATCGGCGATAATAATAGAATCATTAAAAGTAGTGCCACGTACGAAAGAAGTAGATATGAACTCCAAGTGGCCCTTATTGCATAACATCGTATAAGCATCACTTCTGCCAAAAAGCTCTGTACATATAGCTGTATATGGAGCTTCATAAACTTTTGATTTGTCTTTATTGCTTCCAGGAAGAAATCCCATGTCTCTCGTTGGAACAACGCTCCGAACAATGATGACTTTTTCATAAGGCGATTTACCATCAATAATTTGTTTAATAGATAAATATAAAGATAAAAAGCTTTTACCAGTACCAGCTACGCCATGCAATAATATATTTTCATTATCTGAAAAATAATCAAATACTAATTTTTGATTATTTGTTAAGGGTGTTATATTTTTTATTTGAAGAGTATTCTTAGATAATCCATCTTTATTTTTATCATTCACACCAGCATTTTGAAGTTTTCTTTTTTCTTTTCTAGTCAATCTTCTTTGCTGCATTTTACTCTACTGGTTAAAAAGTGTTTACAGTTGATTTGCTAAATCCCTTAGAATGTTGCTTCTTAATTTCTTTAAGACGATCTCTAAAAGCAGCATCAGGCTTTCTTAGGCCTAATCTAATGGAATCGCCAATTGCTGGTGCGCCAACAATAAATTCAAGATGAGAATTGTCTTTAATGAATTTATTAAGAGAAGACATTGACATAATTTCTTCCGTCTCCTCCCCTGTTTCTTTATTTCTAAAACTATAGATTGGCATTAATAATTATTTCTTTCTATATTTATCCTATTATTCATTATCTTCATAATCGTCATTTTGCTGCAAAAGACTATCAATATCTTTAATTCTCAATGCTTTCTGCATGCGCTTTTTGCGCTTCTTTTCAAGATATTCTGATCGGCGAGAATATGGATTATAAGATGCGCCGTCATTATAATCGTCTTCGTACTTATTTCTACTTTTGCTCATTTGGCAATAAACCTGGAAATGCTTCTTTCACTAGTTGTTGAGTAATTCCCTTGTATGGCATCTTCTTGTCCTTAATGGCACATAGAAGATCAGCATCCGCGGGCGCTAATGACTCGAGAAGTTGTATAAACAACGCCTCGCGTCTAAGTGGTTTAAGACTATCATTACCACCTTTAACAAACAGATATAATTTACGTGCTTCTGTATATAATACATTTTCAAGATCATGTAAATTATTCTTATTATAAGGTGGTACACCTTCTGGTAAGAGCCATTCAATACGTGGATCGAATGCCCCTTGCAGAATTGTTAAAAGAGTAGAATTACCAGCATGCTTTTGTAGTTCAGCAAGTTTATCTACTTTCTTGGGAATCTTAGAGATCTGTTCAAGAATCTCCGCGACACCTAATTTCATACAAAATCTCCCATATGTTCCATTAAATTCTTCAATCTATTAGTCATAAAATAATTCATAAGTTTAGATCCATTCTTATTAGACTGTTCTTCATATGAATTAATAATATTTTGCTTTAGCTCATCAGGCGTTCTAGACAGATCAATAAGAATGCTATTTCTAATATAATTACGATACAATGGATGATCGAACTTGCCAGCCAACCCAAGATGCTTAAGTTCATCTATCTTTCTTTGAGTAAGTGTTTTCTGACGTTTGCCAACTACAAATGTATCAGCATCGGATAGAATATTTGGAATTCCATCACCCTTATCACCACGCAGAATATGCTCTTCTAGATATTCATCTGGAGCTGCGCAACTAATAAACTTTTTACGTGTAGGATCATATTGCTTAACACTATCATATTGCAATTGATTGAAGTCTTTATCACCTGATACAATTAGAATATTATCAGTCTTATGAAAAGTGTTTACTAGACATGCAATTGCATCATCAGCTTCACATTCATTTAGATGAATAACACGATATGGGAAATATTCTTTTAGTTCTGTACGAATCTTGTTCATACACTCAAAAATACTAGGCCAATTGATTTCAGATGTTTCTTGTCCCTTTTTACGATTGGCCTTATAGTAAGGGAAACTCTTTTTACGCCAACAGTTACCACCATCAGCTGTAATTACAAACTCACCATATTCATCCCGGAACTTTATATTCAAAGAACGAATAGTGTTAAGAATCATATGTCGAAACATATTTTCTTCAACAGCAGCATTGGTGTGATTACCAATCTGTACCATCAAATTAGAAATCATGACCTGATTAAGGTCCAAAATAATCATAATGTATTTCTCTTTTACTCTGTTTTTGTATCAATAAATTTTAGATGAATTTCATCTGCTATGGTAAAGTCTTCGTCATCAGTTCTTACAAATATGTGTTCCGCTACTGTTTGAAATGGATGATAGAGATCATAATATTTAGAAAGAAGTGCATGCATAGATTCAATGAGAAATGATCCATATTTAAGTTCATTTTCATTCTTAAAATCTGAAAAGTCAAATCCAGCTGCTTGTAATCTTTCAAATAACATTGGCGAAATAGCAAGAAGTGTTTCTTGTATATGTTGGCTTTTCATAGTATCTACAGCATGCTGCGACTCGACATCATTAGGCGGAATACGCGTATTTTTAACATTATTTTTAACAGGAAAAGAGATAATCTCAGCTGTCATATGATTCTATGATTGTTTATATAGTCATTATATTTATAATTCATGATTATGTACACTACTAATTTACACTTTATAAATGAATTTCTTTTCGTACTTCGCTGGAAGTCTGGAATCATGCGGATATTTATCGTTAAGTTCTAATAGAGCATTTTCCCACTTCTTAAGAATTAGCGCAATATCAAAGCGCTGATTAGCATAATGGCTGACAGCTTCAGCACGATTCAAGAGCTGTTGCCTATTAGTATTATACTGTTCAATTACGTAATCTAAATTTGCTGCAAATATATTAGCATGAATAGTTTTATCAGCTGAACCATGATACATATGAGTCAATGAGCCACTTGTATCAGGCAGTGCTCCATAATTAGGATGAACACACGCTAGTCCAGCTGACATAGATTCCATCAATACACGACATCCCGTCTCAAGCCAGATAGATGGATATGCTAAAATATGACACTTTGCTAGATGCGATTTAACTTGATCATTGGGAGTAAAACCATGATATGTCATCTGTGGGTGCTGAGAAATGCGATTATATAGCGGCTGAAAATTCTTATCAGCATCTTCCCATCCATAAATCTTAAAACTAGAAAATACATCTAGATGAATATTATTATACTTCTCTGCCAACTTTTCAAATACAGGAACAAGAATTTCTAAGCCGCGGTGTGGAGTAGAACAATATACAAGACGAATAGTATCATCCGCAAGCTTAGATTCCCAGTCTGGACTAATTGGAGTAACACCATTTTCAATTACAATATCTCTATCAGAATATTCCATACCAAGAACATACTGATAACGCGAATACTGCCAATTAGATACAAATATAAACTTATGAAAATTAAGTCTAAATTGTGGATCTTTAAACTTTAGCGACTCAGGATCTTCTGGAAGATCATGAACATTCATAATTCTAATCTTATCGTTCTTTATATTGCGCACACGTGATGGAATAATTTGAAAATTTTCAAGTAAAGCTCGATCAATAGTCCCATCATAGACAGAACGGAGCATTAGCTCCGTTCCACCACTGGCATTCATTGATACTTCATTCTTTTCAAGCAAATCATAATTATTCATTATATAAACTTTCTTATTTTTAATAGATAAACAGTTGCAAAATATATTTATTAAAAACTATTATCTAGTACTTGCGCATAATCTACTAAATCAATTCTAAAAGATCGCCAGCCACCATTCTGAAGATCCCAGACTGCAAGAGTTTCCTTATTTTCATCATGAAACTTCTTTTCAGTTTCCTGTTCATTAATATTTTCAGAATACGAAGCTGGAAGATACTTTGGCATTAATGTACAGCGCATTGTTCTAGACTGGCCATTAACCTTAGTAAATTGTACTTCAATAATATTTTCCTTAAGATCCTTAAGTAGTTCATCACGCTTATAAATCATAATTTATGCCTCTCTTAGATATTGTTTAGTATCTCGTGATTGCTGTTCTACAATCATTTGAAATTCGTTAAAACCACCAATATAGAAACCATCAACTACTATTACCGGATAAGTCTTTGCAGTTGAAAATTTTTCACTAATAAAAGAACGTGTAAAGTCTATATTTAATTTATGTTCCTTGTAAACTATCCCCTTTGTATTCATTAAATCTTTAGCTCTATCACAAAAACTACATCCAGGTCTTGTATAAATTTCCACATGCATTAATCAACTCCTTTAATAATTAGGCTGACATTTTTGTTATACTTTTATATCTATCAGCAGCATAAGTAGCAGCAAATGCATTTGGCTTAACCATGGGTATTACATTACACATAGCGCGTATGTAACCAATTGCTTCCTGCATAACACAATGTGAACCTTGCTTTGAATCTGAATTAATATCTAGATGAATTTCAAAATGACGATCGCCGATTGAATCGGCTAATTCAAGATACAAACCGGCAACTTTGTATACTTCATTCATAAGACGGAAACGCGGTCGATCCCGGCGCTGATCAAAATCGCGTTGAGATTGAATCTCACCAAAGATTTTACAACCACGGCAGCCATCATAATGAATAACTGCTGCAAGAGTATAATCTGCATGCCACACTTCATTTTTAATATATCTTGCTGAGTCTGCACCCAGATATATTTTACTTGTCTGAGATGACTTAGAAATAAAGTCTCTTACATAATCTAGATTCATTTTAGAACGCATTTTATACTCTTATGATAATGGAGCGGGATGCCGGTAACGCTCCGGTCCTTTCTAGCTTGGAAGGCTAGTGCACATCTATCTATACCAATCCCGCTTTATTTCTATAAATATATATATGAACACAATTGAAAACACAATTGAAAACACAATTGAACAACTAATATGGTGGCTTGCCAATGAAAGAGGCTGTTGCTGCGAAATATGCAAAGCTGGAATATGGCTTAAGAAATTCGAGCAAACTAAAAGTCTACCATCATATCTTTCATTATACCATAAAAATGGTGATAAAGAAAACTATAATTTAAATAATGTTGCAATAAGATGTACTTATTGTGCAAAGTATAAACATATTACTCCCGCATCATTTAAATTAATGAGAAAAAAAATCAATCTAGATCATGGTCATTCAGGATCTAGATGGTATAATAATGGTCTTATGAGTAAATTCTTAAAACAACATGAAGTAGATATTTTTGTTCAGATGGGTTGGCAAAAAGGTAGAATAGTTAAAAAAGGTCCACCATCTACCAGTGGAAAAATAAGAATTACTAATGGTGTTATGAATTCGCATATATGGCCAGATGAAAATGTTCCTGAAGGATGGTGGAAAGGAAAAGCAAATTTTATCGCGAAATATGATTCTTCCTTACTTTACAAATAATCCACTGGTTGTAATACTGATCAGATTCTAATACCTTATATTCAAATTGAAGTCTGGCCTCATGATAAGACGCATCTCCTTTTGTTTTACAGAGTATTAGTATTTCGCGCTTAAACTTATCTTTTCCATATTTTACTATGTCAGCAATTAAATCTGCTGATGAACCATAATAGTCTTTCCAATCAGATTCAAGCTTAATGCGTTTAGCACGTTTCTTTCCTTTAATCTTTTTCTTTCGTAAAGACCAAAACCATTTTTTTCCAATGTATTTTTTGTCATTAACTGTATTAGTGATGATATAGACAAATCCATAATTGGATTTTATATCATCACTAGTGAATTTTTTAATACCATATGTCCATGTCATGGACCTATTTATATCTAAAGTGATAAACCTTTAAACGTTTCTTGATTAATATCTTGTATAACACCACCGACAATATAGGAACTAATCTGTGTTTCCTGTGGAGCCACTTGAACTTCAGAACCTGATATCCATTTAGAAGTCCATGGAAGAGGATTAGAACCTCCCTTATAAGTTGTATTCAATCCAACTGCTGTCATTCTTTTATTAGCAATCCATTCAATATAATTGATAAGAAGATTTTCATTTAAACCCACAATTGAACCATCTTTAAATAAGTATTTTGCCCATGTTTTTTCTTGCTCAACAGCTGAATTAAACATGGCAATACATTGTTTTTCAGTTTGCTTGGCAATCTTAGCAAAGTCTTTATCATCTTGAGGAAGTACTTTTATAAGCTGTTGAGTTGCTGCAAGATGCAGATTTTCATCGCGACAGATTAACTTAATAATCTTTGCATTACCTTCCATCTTTTTTACTTCAGCAAAAGCCCATGAACATGCAAATGATACATAAAAACGAATACCTTCAAGAATATTCACGGACATAATAGCTAGCCAAAGTGCTTTCTTATGCTCATATTCATTACCAATATATGAACTTGCATCTCCAAATTTAGTATTATTAAGCGCAATAAGATTATCATAATAATGTGATATATCTTGAGCGCAATCTACAATTTCTTTAATATCCAAAATGCTATTAAATATCGAAGATGGATCTGAATACACATTTTGAATAATATATGAATATGATTTAGAATGAATAGTCTCAGAAAATGTCCAAGCTGCTAACCATAGTTCAAGTTCTGGAAGAGAACAAATTGGACCAAAAGCTGCAGAAGGTGCTCGCCCTTGAACAGAATCTAATAGAATTTGTCTTTTTAAATTAGAAGTAAAAATATGTTGTTCATGTCGTGAAAGAGATCTAAAATCTTTAGCATCTCTAATAATATCTACTTCCTGAGGACGCCAGAAAAATCCATACTGTTTTTCAGTAAGTTTATCTAGCCATGCATATTTATGCACATCATATCTAGCAATAGCAACTGTATCATCAAAGAATAACTTAGACTTAGTTCTATCGCGTGTTGCAGTTATATTAAATACACTCATTTTTTTCCGACGCCCAATTTACAGTAACCCAATCATCAATACAATGTTCTCTTAAAGCTTTCATAATAGTCTGTTTTGCATTACTAGCATTTGGACTATGATACGCTATAATCATTTTATGAAACCAATAATCCCAATATTGCTCAATAATTTGATCTTCAGTTATTTCTTTTATACTATTTACGTCAGATATATTACTGTTATCAATATCGATATATTCGTTATAAACATATGTTTTCATATTTTTATCTTTGGTTAAATTTCTAAATTACACATGACTCACAGGAATCATCCTCAGAAAATACTGCTTCTAACTCAGGTAATTCAATTTCTCCAGCACCATCGAATGTATTAAAATAATAAAGTTGCTTAAGACCATACTTATAGCACATTACAATATGCTGCATAAGTTCAGACATTGGAATCTGTTCACCAGCATAATGAAGCGGATTATATGAAGTATTAACTGAAATACCCTGATCAACAAACTTCTGAATTACAGCACAGATTTTTAGATAACCCTCTGGAGACTTTTGATCCCAAAGCAAATCATACTTATTTTTAAGTCGTCTAATATCAGGCACAACCTGCTTCATCACACCATCTTTACTCTGTTTAATAGACACGAGAGATCGTGGTGGTTCAATGCCATTAGTAGAGTTAGAAACTTGTGCAGATGTTTCAGCCGGCATGATAGCCATAAGTGTAGAATTTCTAATTCCAGAACGAGATGCAGTTTTTCTTAACTTTTCCCAATCCATCTTATACACTGGTGGTACTAATTCATCTACTTCTTTTTTATATGTGTCAATTGGAAAAATACCCTGTGAATATTTTGTTTCACTAGTTTTTTCGCATGATCCTTTTTCTTGAGCTAATTCTACTGAGGCTTTAATAAGATAATAAGACCATGCTTCGAGATATTCATGGAGTTTAGCCAAGCCCAAGGAATCGATTTCGCTGTAACGTAGATCATTTCGTGCAAGCCAATAAGCGAGATTAATAATCCCAATACCGAGAGGACGACGATCCATAGTCGAGATACAGGCCGCTGCCACTGGATATTCTTGATAGTCCAGCAAAGCATCAAGAGCCCGCACAACAAGAGTACAGGGCCGCTCAAAATCAGATGGTTCACGAATTTTTCCCCAGTTTATAGCAGCAAGTGTGCAAAGTGAAATCTCTCCATTAGTATCAAGAATATTATTAATAGGCTTTGTAGGTAAATCAATTTCACAGCAAAGATTGCTTTGATGTATTGGTGCCAAATGCTTAATGAATGAACCATGATCATTTGCATGATCAACATTCATTAAATAGATACGTCCAGTATCTTTACGCTCTTGTAAGAATTTCGAAAATAATTCAATTGCTGGAATTATCTTCTTACGTAGCTTTGTGTTTTTTTCAGCACGCTCATATAATTCGCGAAACTTATCTACATCAATAAAAAACGAATCATAAAGTTCTGGAACATCATTAGGAGAAAATAAAGTAATATTACCGCCAGTTAATAGACGTTCATACATAACTTTATTGAACTGGACACAATAGTCCATATGTCTAATTCTATTATCTTCAGTGCCTTTATTATTCTTTAATACTAGTAGATCTTCTACTTCCAAATGCCATGCAGGATAGTAAAGAGTCGCTGCACCGTTTCGTACGCTGCCTTGTGAGCAAGAACGTACTGCTGACTGGAATAGCCTGAAGAATGGAATAACACCAGTATGTGAAGTATCCCCGTTCCTAATAGGAGACCCAATAGCGCGAATCCTACCGGCATTGATTCCAATACCAGCTTTTTGAGAAACATACTTAGTAATCGCAGAAGTTGTAGCGGTGATTGAATCCAACGAATCATCTGACTCGATAAGAACACACGAACTGAATTGCTTCTGTGGAGTACGGAGTCCAGCCATAATTGGAGTTGGGAGAGAAATTTGAAAAGTAGATACTGCATCGTAAAAATCCTTTACCCATCCCAGCCTTGTATTAGCTGGATAGTCTTTAAATAAAATCATAGCAATAAGCATCATAGACATCTGCGGTGTCTCAAAGATCTTGCCAGTAACTCTATTTTTAACTAGATATTTACCACGAAACTGTTCCATACCAGCATATGCAATATTAAAATCACGTTCATGATTAATATATGAACTTAATTCTGCCATATCATCGAGTGTATAGTACTTAAGAATATCTTTATCATAGTAATCATAAGATACTACTTCTAGAATATGATTACCTAGTTCCCATGGAGTATAATTACCATATACTTCTTTACGAAGATGATAATTAATCAAACGTCCCGCGACATACTGATATCCAGGGGTTTCCTCTGAAATAAGATCAGCAGCTGCTTTAATAAGAGTTTCTTGAATATCGGAAGTCTTTATTCCATTATAGAATTGAATACTAGACTTCATTTCAATTTCAGAAGCTGATACATTGGACAAACCTTCGCATGCCCACATAGTAACTTTATGAAATTTTTCTAGATTAAGAGGTTCACGCCGTCCATCACGTTTTACTACAGTCAATGTCATTATATTTTTTCCAAAGTAATCTATTATAATAATATTTATTCAATTAATCTCGAAGGGAATCTTTTATTGAAGTGTAGTGATTAGTCAATTCATACCATGCTGAAGTTGCAACATCACGATGCTCTTTCTGAGTTTCAACACCCATACGCAACTGGCAATAGTGAATCCATGATCGAACGGATCCAGACATATAGAGTCTTGAAACTGTTAGTCCTTCTGGCAATAATGCACGTGCTTGTTCTTTAGCAATACCATTAGCTACAGCCCAACTGTAGTGACGGTTAATACTCTCAATAACTACTTCTTGGCGTTGTACCCATTCATGCTTAAGTTCAGTATCATCAGTAATATCAATTGAATTTTGTCGATTTTTCAAATCTTGTAGACGTGCATCTCGTGTAACAAACCCTAGATCATTCGTTGGATCCGCATAACGCTGTGAAAATTCTTGAAATGAAAATGAGCGATGACGCAAAATCTGACGCGCAATATCGCGTGTTGTAGTAATCTCCATTACAGCATGCGCCATTTCAAATGGCGACCAATGATTATTTTTACGCAGATACTTAATAAGCTTTGGTGCGGTCTGAGTATTAGATTGATTAGATGGATTAGAAACACGTGCTACATATGCAATAAAATCATCTCCTGTATTGACTTCTTTTATTATCGGTTGTGTTACTGCTACTAGCATGGCGTGATTCATGATAACTCCTAATATATTCAATTAATACTTTATTATTATATCTATAAATTTGTATAAAACTATTATAGCTAAATTGTTTATTAGCTACATCATCTAATGCGCTATGTTTACCTTCTAGTTTTGCATAGAATAATTCTTGTTCTTTGAGAGGTCGACGCGCTTCCATTTACTCAATTCCATTTCAGCGGCAAGTCCTGAATATATGTTTTGCTCGATAATAAGCTGCACATATTCAGGTTTCATACCCGATTTTACCATATCATTGATGTCTTTGTACACTACTGATTCAGGCCATAGACAAACTTTATATCCATCATTAATACACTTTGCAATTTTTTCAACAGTATGTTTAGACCTGCGTTCATTATCATAAACAATAACAAGTTTATTTTTATCTAAACATTTTGCAGCAGATGATAGATCTCCACCAGCAGTTGCAATTCCATTATCTAAAAACATAGAATCAATTGGGCCTTCAGTAACATAGATATTATCATTTTCATTTACTGTATCTAAACCATAAATCTTTGGTACAGTATCATCTAGTACTATAGTTATATACTTTGATTTAGAACGTTCATTAAATGATCTACCTTGTAAAGCATGAACTCTATTATTTTTGTCAATAAATGGAATTAGCAATCTAGGCTCATCATTTAAGAGAACTTTTTCATCAAATTTATTTGGAATAAGTGTATTAATGTATGCAAAAAATGCATCAACAATATATAGTTTATAATGAAACTTAAATGGAATACGTCTAGAAACTATATATTTTTTATACGGGTCATCGTGATGCAATTGTGATACTCTCTTTAATCCACGAAGAGCAGTATCTTTTTCAAACAATGGTCTATATGGCTGAATAGTCTCTACTACATCTTTAGACTTATTAGTATTTGTAGCATGTTCTTTAAGTCTTTCAATCTTTAATTCTTGATAAAGTTGTGTATCGACATGCTTAACTAAGCCAATGAAAGACATTGATGCATTACAGTTATGACAATAGAATCTAGATTTACCAGATCGATCAAAGATCCAGCCTCTAGCTTTAGATGTACTTTTCTTAGAGTCTCCGCATACTGGACATCTAAAATTATAGGATGAACCAGACTTGCGTTTAAAACCGTCTAATTTAGACGATAGCAATCCAATGTATTTTGTTTCTAGCCAATCCATATTGATCATCCATTATTTCATTGACCATATATGGATTATACCATGCTTTGCACATGTTGTAAACTACTATTTTGTTAAATTATGATAATTGACTATAAAGGAGAATATCCAACTAAGGCCAACACTGGCACCAATTGCCATCCAAATATACTTTTCAAAATTAACCATTCTGTCTCGTAATTTGCTTGTTTGTTCTGAACTCTTGCTATAATTTTCTTTAATTTCATCCATAATTTTATCAGTTTTGATATCAATAGCTTTATATAAGTCACCTGTTACTTCATTAATTTCTATTCTGCGCTTTTCTACATCGCTCATAAGTGTTTCATGAACTTTTTCGTGTTGATTTAATCTTTGTTCGTGCACAGCTAAAATCTTACTAATATCTGCCTGAATATCCGAAAGCTTTTCTAAATTTCTATGCCAGTTTGAATTAGATGATCTATTAGTTGCCATTGCTATGTTCCATCATTTTACGCTTGAACATAGAAGAAAATTTCTTAATTTTACGATTTTTTATTTGCAGCAATGGATCATATGTTTGAATTGGACCAGATGAAGAAGATGATGCGCCCATAGCATTTACTGGAACGACAGAGTCAGTTTCATTAACCATTTTCCTGTCGCGCTTCCTATCATATGCTTTCTTACTCTTGATCACTCGCTTAGCAAAGCGATTGTCTTTAAATAATTCCAAAGCCCTGCGAGCTGTTCTGCTTGGTTTCTTATTTTTTGACATTAGATCTTCCTAAGCTTATCTACTATCTTAGAATCCATAATAATAACATCAAGATTTATTACGGCATCATTGCCTATATTGTATAGTTTATCTGGTAATATATTTAGCAATACTAAAAATGGTATAATTTGTTCAAAATATTTGCTCAATTTCAAATATAATATTCTGCATGCATGCTCAGCGCCAAATACATTATTAAGTACAATAATATGATTCAATATTAATTGTTCTTTAAGTTCTCCACCTTCATTATATCTAGTCAATAATTTTTTTATATATTTAAGTCTTTTTAAATCTTGTAAAAATTCATCGGTTGAGCAACATAAAGCTGTATCATAATATTTTGCTGCATATATTAAAAAGTTATCATCAGTAAGTTTTTCATTCATATTATATTATACTAGTCTAATCCTCACTGATCCTGATGCATCATAATAAAGTCCATTAATAGATACACCGGCATTATTGGCACCAGTATCATTTGCATATGGACCTGGTACTATACTAGTTATAAAATTTTGACGAGTAATAGTACGTGTTGAAGGTGAAGAAGTATTCGCTTGATAAAGAAATACTAATCTATCGGAGCCGCCAATAGTATTGGCTGTAGGCAGCTCCGATGTTCTTTTTGCATTGTCTGTCATGATAAATTATATTTAAATAATATTAACGACCAGGATAGTAAGTATTATCACTTGTAGCATCAGCAACTGTGGTTGCATCACCAACTACACCAGTAGATGAAGTTGTATTTGAACCAAGCGAACCAAATGCTACTAAAGTTTCAGAATGTATGCGCCCGGCTCTACCACCCGCCGTAACAGTAATATTAGTTACTGTAGAGTTGCCAGCCGCGGTTCCGCCTGTAGCATTAGTAATTACTAGATTTGATACAGGAATAGATGTAACAAGGAATCCAGCTCCAGGATTTACAATATTAAATGTAAGACTGCCACCAGTTGCATTAGTAGTAAATGCAATACTTGCATTTCCCCCGGCCTGTGTAGATCTAACTACAAGTAAATCATTATTGTTATAGGCACTAGCACCTGTTGCCGTCATAGTTACAGAAACAATTGGACCTGTACCAGCTTTACGATATACCCAACCAGCATGCGCTGGCTGATCGGCTACCTTATTTGTAGTATTGTTAGCCATTTCGCCGGCAGATACACCAAAAATGCCAGCAGCCATATTAGGCATAAATGCGCCAGGAGTGACATTACTAAACATGTTAACATCAGTTGCAGCACGTGATCCGGCAGAAGTATTGCCATAGTGCGCATTAGCACCGCCACCTAACTTAACCAATGCATATGTACCAATCGGTGCACCATTAGAGGTTTCTTTTGTCGTAGTGCTGTTTGCTGTAACAGCCTGATCGTTTCTGCCCCATTGTGCCATGTTTTCTATTCTCCTGAATATAATTTCTTTTGATATTTATATTTCTTAATCACTTACTGTATAATCAGCAGTATCGTGACTTGGGCTTATGCCAGAATAATCTTGATTAGCTCCTCTTAAAGGAGAA